TCACGGGGTGCCTCCCGGCGTCCAGACCGACGCCTGCGGGAAGAGCAGCCACGCCGCCACGGCGCCGATGAGGGCGGCGCCCGCGGGGTGCCGGATGTACTGGGTCACGAGCGGCCAGGCGGCGCGGTCCGGATCGAGCCAGTCGGCGACGAGGTACGCCACGAGGCCGGCCCACCACAGCGCGCCGAGCGCGCCGCGCAGCCATCCGTCCCACGGGACCCGGCCCCAGGTGATGAAGAAGTGCGCCACCAGGCCGGCGAGCGCGTAGGCGAACGTGGGAAGACCCGAGGACGCGATGGCCCGGGCCTCCATCGAGACGAGCCGGACCGGCCACCCGCGCGCGCGGAGGGCGAGGAGGACGATCTCCCAGATTCCCCAGGCCAGGAACGGCCCGAGGACGATCCAGCGCGTGACGAGGTTCACGGCGGAGGGCGTCATCGGTCGCCTCGGCATCTCGACCACGCGCGGGCGTGCTCTCGCAGGGCAGCCTCGTCACCGTCGCGGGCGGCGCGCTTCACGCCCTCGCGCGCGATGTCGCACTCGTAGCTCTGGCGAAGCGACTCGAGCCAGTCGCGGGCGTGCTCGGAGAGGCGGTCCTCGCGCGCGGCGATCGTGTCCGGCGGCGGCTCTGGGCAGGCCCGAGGCGCCGCGCAGGCGGTGGAGAGCGCGGCGAGCAGGACCAGGGCTTTCACGGCGCGCCTCCGGGCGGAGGCGCCGGAGGGGGCGGGTCGCCCGGCTTCGCGTCGGTGAGGAGGGCGCGCGCGGCGCCCTTCAGTCCGCCGCCGTTGCCGAGGTGCTCGAGCCCGCTCTTCCCCGCCGCGGTGAGCGCGAAGAGGAAGAATCCCCACGAGAGGTTGTCGAAGAGCTTCACCGCGTTGTCGGAGACGTCCGGGCGCCGGGCGAGGACGAAGAACGCCGCCCAGAGCAGGAGCGACAGGAGGACCACGACGCCGACGGTGCGCCACTGGCTGACCTGTCGCTGGCTCATGCGGATCTCCCGGGGAAGTCGATGGCCGTGTCCGGCCAGCGCGCGAAGATCGCGGCCTCGAGCGCGGCGACGTCGCAGCCGTAGTCCCCGCCGGTCGTCCCGACGTTCGGGTCGCCCGCCTCGATCCCGGAGCGGACCCGGTCGAGGCTCGCGTTGTAGCGGCACCGGACCGCCATCTCGAGGAGGTCGCCCGTCGCGAGCGCCGCGAGCTCGCGGCGCGCCTGGGCGAGCATGGCGCACGCGGCGGAGGCCTGCCGGTCGGGCGGCCACGGCGCCGGCGCGATGAGGTCGCGGCAGTCGCCGAGGACGTCGAGCTGGAGCAGCCCGCGGCCCCAGCCGCGGCCGTCGAGCGGCGTCGCGTACGGCCCGGCGACGAGGGCGCCGTGCTTCTTCGGGATCGACCACCCGGCGAGCTGCAGCGCGGCGCGCGCGCCGTCGGTGTCCTGGTGCACGACGACCGACGGGCCGCGCTTCGTCCAGTGCCCGGTCCGGACCGTCCAGTCGCCGGAGCCGTCCGGCCCCTTCGGGCGATACCCGGGCGCGGTCCCGGCGTGGCTCTCGCGCAGGCAGATGGCGGCGAGGAGCGAGACGCGCTCTGGCTTCGTCCCGTGGTCCTGCGCGAACGCGAGCGCGCCCTGGGCGAGCGCCGGGAGGTAGGGCTCGACCAGCGGCACGAGGTGGAGCGGGGTCGCCACGTCTCCGGGGTGTCACCGGACGCGCTGCCCCGTCCAGCCGGAGCCTCCGCGCCGTGGTACCGTCTCCGGGTATGAGATCGGTCGTCGTTCTGCTGGGCGCGGCCCTGCTGCTCTGCGCGGCGCCCGCCGCGGCAGAGACCCTCGAGCAGGCGAAGGTGCGCTGCGCCGACGAGGCGAAGCACCCCGAGACCTTCAAGCCGGGGGACCCGTACGTGCAATGCCTGTCCGCGTGGCAAGCGCGAGCTCGGGCCGAGGAGCGGATCGAGGCCGCTCAGCGATTCGCCGAGCAGCGCCGCGAGGGTGAGCAGCGCGCGCGCGAGGAGCTAGCTGCGAAGCAGGCCGAGTCGGCCCGGATCGCCGAGGAACGACGGCGCGAGCGAGAGGCTCGGGACGCCGAAGCAGCCGCCGAGCAGGAACGCCAGGAAGCCGAGATCGCTGCGGCGGAGACGCGTGCGCGAGAAGAGAACCACCGCCGCCAGCAGAAGTGCGGCAAGGACTACATGCGCGTCGAGGTGGGGATGCCCTTCGCGCGCGTGCGGGAGTGCGCGGGGCCCTTCGAGATCGTCGGGCAGGCACGCGTTGACGGGGGGCGCGTCGCGTCCGTCTACGACGCGCCCGGCGGCCGCGTGTGGGTCGTCGGCGGAAAGGTCGCCAGCTGGGTGAGACGTTAGGGTCGCTACACGTAGAACGCGCCGGACATGTAGACCCGGTCGCCGACCTGTGGTGTTCCCAGCGGAGCGACGCCCTCCATCACGCGAGCGCCGTTCGTCCCACAGTAGACGCCCCGCACGCCGAGAACGGCGCCCGACGCCTGCCAGTCGGCCGCGTGCTGGGCCGCGCTGAGGGCGATGACCTTCATGTGGCCCATGCCGTACACCCCCGCCGGCGCCGGAGGCCGGAAGCCCACCGGCAAGGTGACGATGTCGTAGAGGGCCGTCCCAGACGTGGAAACGCAGGACGCATCCACGCTGAACACCACCAGCGATCCGACCTTGTAGATGTAGACGCCCGAGGCAAGAGACCAGCCCGTGCTTGCCGTGAGCGTTCCGGCCGAGCCTCCGAATCCCGCCGCGAGGGCCGCGTCGCGCGCGCCCAGCGTATCGACGTCGGCCGCCGCCGAAGGATCGGCGACCTGAGCTCGTCCGCTCGCGTCGCGCCGCACGATCTTCAGGCCCGTCGCCGCGGAGACGCACGCGTCCCGGAGCTGCGTGTTCGTCCCCTTCACGAGGGTCACGCCCATCGCCTCGATGAGGTTGCAGAGCTCCTCCTGGAAGGCGTTCATGATCGCGGCGTCGACCTTGGTGCCGAGCCTTCCCGTCCCGGGGTCCGGGTCCGCGAAGAGGTTCGCGACGTTGTCCGTGGCGTCGGTGCGATGCATGGGGCCTCCTACGTGTAGAGGAACAGCACGGCGGTGTGCGCCGGCTTAAGCTTGTTGATGACGCGCTCGAGCTCGACGACGGTCCGGCCGCCAAGGCGATCCCCGATGCGCGAGCCCATCCGGAACTCGAGCAGGGTCGCGCTCTCGCCGCTGAGCGTAACGTTCATCCGCCAGGTGTTCGCGGCGGGGTAGTCGATCGTCGCGGTGTAGCCGAGCGCCGCGGCGAGCGCGATGAAGTACGCCGGCGTGGACCCGCCCTGGGCGATGAACTTCCGCGTGATGTCCGCCTGCCGCTGCTGGATCGACGTCCCCAGCGTCTGGCCCTCCTCCGGCAGCCCGAGGAAGCTCTCCCAGTCGTCGAGGGTCTCCTCGGCCGTCCGAGGATCCGCCTCGAGAAGGAGGTTCTCTCCCCTCTCGTCGATGCGCGCGAGCTCGCCGGCGGCTGCCTGGAGCGCACGCGAGAGCGTGCTCGCGGGGTCCAGCCTCCAGAGGCTGCCCGGCGGGAGGAGCGCCTTCAGCTGGCGCGCGTACGCGAGGTCGTCCATGCGCTAGGTCCAGGTGACCGTCCCGTGGACGGCCATGTGCCCCGTCGCGTGCACGACGTCCGCGGCCGGGGAGGTGAGCGTGTAGTCCGTGACGCCCGTCGCTGAGCCGATCGCGCTCCGGATGTGCGACAGGAGGATCGCTCCGCCCGGAGCCGACTCGCGCCGCACGAGGTCCTTCAGCTCGGCCTCGACGGCCGCCCGCGTGGCGGTGGTGTCCGGGACGATGTGGAGCGTGTAGTTCAGCGCGTCGGCGGTCGGAGCGGCGACCGTGACCACCGCGGTCACGGGCGCCTTCCCATCGATGTGGTTCTGGACGGCGGTGACCTCGCCCGAGTCGGGGATGATGCTCGCGTCGTCGTCCCGGACGAACCGCACCGTGACCGTGCCCGCGCCTCCTTCGAGCGGGTAGCACCACGCGCGCGTGACCCCGGAGACCTCCTTCGCCCAGGCGACGTAGTCGTCCGCGTTCCCGCCATGCGGCGGCGACCGCAGGCGCGCCAGGACGCGGACCCTGAAGTCCTCGATGTCCTCCTCGTCAGCGCCGCCCGACAGCCCGCCGTAGGCGACGGTCGCCGCCGAGCTCGCGCCGGCGACCGGCGACTGGAACGTGATCGCGGTGCCCAGGTCGCAACTCCCGTCGAGGCCTGCGACGTCGGCCGTCACCGCGGCGAGCGCCGCGGCGGACCCCACGGCGATGTACCTCCAGTGCACGGTGCCGTCCGTGATGTCCGTGCTCGTCGTGGTGGGCCCGCCGGACCCCGCCGACGTCCCGGCCGTGATGCACTGGTACACGTTCCCGCCGTTGCGGCGGAGGTCGCCGGCGACGTAGGCCGTCGCTCCCGCCCAAGCGGTAAGCGTGGCGATCGTCGCATCCGATCCGGACGTGTAGGTGGTCCCGTCCGCGCGCTGGAAGATCGTGCGAAGCGGGACGACCGTCGCGTTGGTCCCGGCGAGCACCAGGTTCCCGGAGGCGTAGGCCGCCGGGTTCAGGGACAGTCCGAAGAGCCCTCCGAACTGAAGCAGGCGCTCGCGCTCCGCCTGGTCGGGGAAGACCTGCCGCACGCCCCACTCGATGTGGCCGTGGAGCATGTGCACGGCGCCCGCGACGACGCGCGCGAAGACGTACACGAGCGCGCGCCGCAGCAACGGCGCCTGCAGGCTCAGCCGCGACTCGAAGTCCTTCTGGATGCGCTCGACGAGCTCGGCGAGCGATGGGCGACTGAACGCCATGGGTCATGCCTCCTGCGCGGCCCATGCCGCGTTGAACCGGTACTTCACCGGATCGGTTTGCGGCCGGCGGATCGTGATGTCCAGGACGAGCCACCCTGCGCGCGGCACCTCGACCGCGACCTCGAGCGAGTCGGCGACCCTGTCGTCGAGCATCCACTGCAGGGCCTCCCGCGCGTACTCGGCGGCACGCGACCGCACGGTGGCCGCGTCCTTCTCGCGCGCGAGCAGCCACAGGCGGCTGCCGACGAGGTCGCCCTCGGCGACGGGGAACGCGTCCGCCCACCACCCGCGCCGGTCGGTCTCGCCGGACGGGAGGACGTCCGTGTCGGCGGCGCGCCGATCCGTGAACAGCGACATCAGGACCGCGGTTTCGAGCCCGTCCTCGCGGACGAGGTCGTTCGCCTCGACGCCCAGGTCGGCGGCTCCCAGCAGCGGGTCCCAGATGAGGCGGAGGTCGCTCATGCGATGAGCCCGTGCGCCTGGAGCGCGGCGAGGATCTGGCCGATGGTGGTCCGAGCGTTCGCGTCGACCGTCCCGCCTGCCGCCGGAGGAGCGATGGTCGCCTGCTGCGTCCCGACGACCTGCGTCCCGGAGACCTTGAAGCCGGTCGCCTCGATCGTGCTCGACGCCTTGGTCGCGCCCGTGACCTCCACGGTGCCGTCAGCCTTCAGGAGCACGCGCGCTCCCCCGCTGTTGTAGACCGCGACCTCGCCCGGCTGCAGGCCTGACGGCCGGTGCCGGCGATCGTCGACGGCGACGACGAGGCCGTGGTCGCGCCGGCCGCCCACGAAGAGCACGACGGCCTCGGCGCCCGCGAGGGGGACGGAGGTCAGGCCATATTCTTGGAACCGCTCGAGGCCGTCGCGCGTCTCGTCGGCGCCGACGTCCAGCTGCAGGACCTGGAGCTTCCCGGAGTCGTTCGCGAGCTGCACCACCGCCCGGGCCACCAGGTTGGCGATCCGGGTCTTCAGCGGGGCGATCAGCCGGTTGATGAGGTCGATGCTCACGGGTCAGTGGGACTTCACGGTGGTGGTCCCGCTCTTCGGCACCCCGCCGACGAGCTCCTTCCATGCTCCCTTCGGTACCACCGGCTCGGGTAGGAAGGCGTCGGGGCGGCGGAGCCAGAGCTCCGTCGTCGTCCCGCCGTGCTCGTCGAGCTGGTGCGTCGCCTGCGTGATGAGGAGCTCGCCCTCGATCCCCAGGAACGGCAGCCGCACGTCGACGCGAGCGTTCAGCGGCCAGAGCTTCCCGTCGCCCTGGGTCCAGCCCTGGACGCGGACGGTGATGCCGTCGCCCCGGGCGGCGCGCACCTTCGCCTCCCACTGGGCCCGCCGCCGAGCGTGCTCGATGGTGACCCCGCCCTCCGCTCTCACCAGGAGGATGCGGGACGCCCGCCGAACGTTCGGATCCGACGCCTCGCCGCGGACGCCCGCGACCGTGGCGCCGTCCCAGTCGTCGGTCCCGGGGTGCTGCCCGGTCACGATGTACCGGCGGTACCGCCCCGCCGCGTCGAAGCGGGCGGAGGCTCCGAGGACGTTCTCCCCCTGCACGATCGCGGTGCCGCACCGGGCGCTCCCGGCGCGCGTGAGCACCACACCGCCCTTCCCGTCCGACACCGGCAGGATGCCGCACATCCGGCAGGCCCGCTCGATCGCGTCGAACGCCGAGTCGCCCGGGTCGACGGTCAGCTTCGCGGGCAGGCTGGGCGGGGTCAGCCCCGGCTGGAGCGAGATCTTCAGGCCGAACGGGGCCGCGAGCTTCTTCACGAGCGAGAGCAGGGGGACGCCCAGGAACTCCCACGTCTTCAGGTAGGCGCTGCAGTCGACGAGCGCCGCCGCCGCGTCGCGGCCGGCCACGGATAGCGTGTGGTCCCCGACGCCGAAGGAGAGGTTCCGGCGGTCCACGTAGCCCGTGATGACGTGCTCCCCCTCGAGGATGAGGGTGCACTCGTCCTCCTCGACGATCGGCCACGCGACGGACTGACCGGCCCACCGATCGGAGACGACCAGCTCGAACGATCCGGAGACGCTCTCGATCCCGCGCGTCACCCGGGCGGACTTCCATCCGTCGTACAGGCGCCCGTTCACGCTGAGCCGGACGTCAGGCATCGGCCAGCACCTCGAGCTCCCGTCCGCCGAGGATGAAGCCCGGACGGACGATCCGGTTCCGAGTGACGAGGTCGCCCTCCCGCGCCACGTCGCCGTAGAGTCGGTGCGCGAGGACGAGCGACGGCACCGTGAACGCCGGCGTGTGCCGGACCAGCCGCGGGAGATCGCGGGCCTCGCCCGGAACGGCTCTGACGAGGTCGGCCCGGAGCTGCGCGATGGAGGCGTACGTGTCGTCGTCCGCCGACCCGGCCTGGTCCTCGAGGGCGGCCGCGACCGCGTCGCGCGCGCTAACCGCGGCGTCGTACGTGTCGTACTCGGCCGCCGCGCAGAGGCGGGCTGCCTGGACCACGACCGAGGTCCGGATGATCGCGAGGAGCAGGTCGTACCCTTCCTGCTCGGCGGCGCGGGTCGCCGTCGCGGACGAGGGCCGGGCGACGGACGGCGTGAACCCGTAGGCGCCGAGGAGCGCGTCGACCGCCTTGTCGATCGGCGACGCGTTCCCGAACGCAGACACCGCGCCCTGGAACGCGTCCAGCGCGTCCGCTGGCGTGCGGGCGAGCGCCGACCCGTCCAGGGCGATGTTGTCGAGCTGGTGCTTCACCGCGGCCAGCTCCTGCGTGGCCATGGTCAGCGGCTGCAGCGCCGCGTCGAGCGCCTTCTTCGCGTCCTGGATGACCTGGTCGAGCTCTTCGAGGGCCGACGACGGGAGGCTCAGCGCGGCCTTCGCCGCGGCGCGGGCGCGCAGCGCGGCCACGATCTTGTCGCCGTCCTCGTCGACGCGCTCCGTCGCCGACGGGGTCGCCTCCGGGAACGAGGACGCCTCCTCCGTCTCTTCGAACTCGAGGTCGAAGCGGGCGATGCCTCCCTCGGCGGTCGCCTCGTGCACGCGGAAGTGCGCGCAGATGACCCGGCGCGTCCCCTGGTACGGGTGCACGAGCTCGCCCGGGCCCTCCGTCTCAAGAGCGGCGAGCAGCGCGTCGCGGGCGGCGAAGTAGTCGTCGCCGAGCACGTAGCCGCTGATCGGGAACGCTCGCCCGAGCCGGCCCAGGTCCTCGACGAAGGGGATGTCGCGAAAGGGGTACTCGTGGCGTACCGTCGCCCGGCCGCCGATGAGCTCGGCGCTGTCGACGAAGAACTCCGCGCCTCGGAAGCTCGCGGGACCCAGCTGATCGCGCCAGCTCATCGTCGTGCCTCACGGACCCACGAGCGAGTAGCCCATCGAGAGGTCCAGGTCCGCCGTGCCCTTCGGGTCCGCGGTGACGCGGGCGCCCTTCGGCAGGTTCTCGAAGTCGACCTTCACGTGCGCGGACCCCATCGACAGCCCGCCCGCCCCGGGCGCCGCGGCCGCCGCGCCGAGCGCCGGGCGCGCGGACTCCGGCGTGCTGAACGGCGTCCATGACATGACGGACTTGATCGTGTCCCAGAGGTCCGAGAAGAACTTCTTGATCGGCTCCCAGTGCTTCCACACCAGGTAGGCGACGCCGGCGAGCGCGGCGCCGAGCGCCACGATCCAGAAGAGCGGGTTCGCGAGGTTCAGGGCCATGAACCCGGCGACCAGCTTCCCGATGAGCGGGAGCAGCAGCGCGCCCGCCTGGAGGAGCATCGGGAAGACCGCCGCCCCGAGCGTCCAAAGGGAGCTGACGAGGCCGGCCACCGACCCGAGGAAGCTGGCGGCGAGGTACGTCCCGACGATGACGAGGATCCCCTTCAGCCCGCCGAGCCACCCGACGACCGTTCCGAGCGTGGTGGCGAAGTCCTTCATCGACGCGAGGAGGCGCGGGATGCCGCCGCCCTTCACCCATTCCGAGAGCGCCGCGCCGGCGTCGCGCGCCCACGCCGACAGGTTCCCGCGCTGGCCGGCGAGGAGATCCGCGACGGTCTTTGCGATCGACGTGAGCGCTGGGAACAGCTCGGCCGCGGCCGCGTTCCGGAGCCCGAGCAGCGCGGTCTCGGCCTCGCGGGCGGCCATGTCGAGATCGTCGGAGTTCTTCGCGAACTTCTCCTGGCTGCCCGCGAGCTCGAGGAAGCGCTTGCGCTGCTCCTCGATCGCCTTCGTCCCACCGTGGAGCCACTGCCCCATCTGCGCGCCGCCCTTGCCGAACGCGGCAGCCGCGAGCGCGGCGATCTTCGCCGGGTCCTGCAGCTTCTCGAAGGCCGCCGTCATCAGGCCGAGGGCCTCCTCGGTGTTCTTCGCGTGCTTCACCTGGGAGGCCAGCGCCGGGGACACGTCGTTCAGGAACGCGAGCAGCGCGCCGCCTTCCTTCTTGGCGTCGCCGAGGTTCTTGTTGAACTTGTCCATCGCGCCGTTGAAGGACTCCGCCTCGACGTCGGCCTGGGCCGCCGCGAACTGCAGCTGCGCGTAGGTGTCGACCGACAGTCCGACCCGCTCGGCCATCATCCCGAGCTTGTCGCCGGCCTCCATCGCTCCGCGCGCCATCGCATAGAGGGCGAGGCCACCGCCGGCCGCCATCCCGACGATCTTCAGGCCGAGGCCCAGGGCCTCCTTCCCGACGTCGGCGACGGCGCGGCCGACGCCCCCGAACGCCTTCAGGAGGCGTGGGAGCCCCGCCTCGTCCGCGAGCGCGCGGAATGAGTTGTTGAGCTTCCTGACCGGGGCGGTCGCCGCCTGGATCTTCTGGTTGATCGCGCGCAGCGGCGCGGTCGCGCGGTCGACCGCCTTGATGATGAGCGAGAGTGGGAACTCACGATCGGCCATGCTTGTTCACCCATCCCGCCTGCTCGAGCCAGAACTCCAGTTCTTCGGCGTCGAGGTCCCACAGGTCCGAGCGTGGGAAGTGAAAGGTGGCCGCGACTACGGCGAGGGCTCGGTCCCAGTCGCGCGGCCACCCGGAATGAAACCCTCGACGATCTTCGACACCTCCGCGAGGTCCTCGAACCCCAGCTCGTCGATGACCTGCTTCGGCTGGCCGGAGAGCCGCCCGACGAGGTCGAGGACGTCGCCCATCGTCGGGTTCATCGGGAACGCGCGAAAGTCCTTCGCCTTCGGCTTGCGGATGGCGAGCTCGTCGACGATCTGCTCGCCGAACCGGATCGGCTCCTTCAGCTTCACCGTCGTGCGGTCAGGCGTCACTTGATCTCCTCGGCGCTCTTGCCCTCGAACCGGACGGCGATGTTGCCCTCCTCCGTGTTCCCGGTGCCCTCGCCGGCGTACCAGGCATCCCGGAGGACGACGACCTTCCCGTTCGCGAGCTCGAGCGTGACGGTCGCGTCCGTCATCGTGACGAGCTTGTCCAGGTCGAGGCTGCCGCGGTCGGTGACCTCGCCCTCGATGAAGGCGACCTGCGGAGTCTCCTTGTAGCCGTGGGTGGTGTCCGACCCGACGATCGCCTCGCGCTTCGGGCGTCCGAGGTTGTAGGTGTAGTTCCCCTTGGCGTCCTGGATCTCGCCGTTCACCTGGAGCTGGATGATTCCGCCGCGCCGCTGGTTGGACATGGCCGGTTCCTTTCGTCGCGCCCGGGATTACAGGCGGAACTGGACGTTCGTGGCCGTGACCACGAGCTGGTTGATGATGTCGGGCGGGAGGAGGACGTCGATCCGGTTCGGATCCTGCGCGTTGCGCTCGACGACGAGGTCCCGCTTGAACTGGTCGAAGCCCTCGACGAGCCCGAGCTCCTCCATCTCGCGGAACCAGGAGACCGCCTCCGCCTTCATCAGCTTCGGCGTCACGACCGGCTGGCCGGCGCCGAAGCGCGTCCCGTCGGCGGCGAGCTTGTGCCGCGGGTACTTGGACGCGATCCGGACGCGCCAGGAGTACCGCAGGTACATCAGGGTGAGCATGGTCGTCGCGTCGAGGTAGGACGTGTCCGGCGAGCCGGCCGCGTTCGTCTGCGACGTCGTCACGAGGCGCTCGATCTGGACGACGCCCCCGCTGGCGACCTTCGACGTGCTGATCCCGTCGTAGAGCTCGAGGTTGCGCTCCTGCAGCGTGAAGAGGTCGCCCTCGGCGGGCGGCTTCGCGCCGGTGACCGGGAGCGTCTGGAACGGCCGCGCCGGATCCTGGGCCGCGTAATACGCGACCACGGCGGCGAGGCCTGCCCCGTACTCGCACGGCGGGGTCAGGGGGTTCTTCCCCGGCTGCGCGCAGATGCAGGAGTGGGGGCTGTTCCGGCCGTCGCCGAGCGAGCCGAGCTGGCCCTGGGTGCCGACCGCCGACGTGAAGGCGAGGCCGTCGATCATCCGCATCGGGCCGAAGCGGCTGGCGAGCTCGGTCTCGAGCGCCGTCAGCGACGTCGCGTCCGTGTAGGGATGGGCGATGACGTGGAACCACGTGTCGCCGAGCGAGGCGATGAGCGTCGTGAGGACCGGGTTCGTCGCGCCGCTCGCCATCGCGACGATCGCGAGCGTGAGACCGGCCGGGGTCTTCTCGCCGTCCTGGTAGTTCACCCGGACGTCGACGTCGTTCGAGACGGCGCCCTTGTGGCGGTGCGTCAGGGTGACGACGTTGGTGCCGGCGGCCGCGGTGACCGGGAGGTCCGCGTTCGCGTTGATCGCCGCGGCGAGGTTCGTCGCGATCGTGTTCTGGATGTCGCCGTTCGCGACGGCGCACTGGATGAGCTCGCCGGCGATGTACAGGCCGATCGTCCCGGCGGCGGTGGCCGGCCCGGTGATGGTGATCGTCCCGGTCGCCGCGACGCCCGCGCCGTTGTCGGCGAGGATCCCGATGTAGACCTCGGTGAACCGGTTGTTCTGGAACCAGGCCTTCGCCATGCGGTGCAGCATCGAGCCGCGCCCGGCGAGGGCGGAGACCTGGTCGGCGCTCGAGACCTTCGCGATCGTGTTGGCGGTGCCCGACCCGGCCGCGATCTTCTGGCCGATGATGAGGGCGCGGTACGGCATCTGCGCCGGACCCTGCTGGGCCCGCGAGGAGTCGAACTCGGCCGCGACGAACGGGACCCGGAGGTTCGAGGGCGTGGAGGCGAACGGGATCGTCATGACGGGCTACTCCTTCGCGAACTTCGAGCTCGGGGCCGCGGCGGGCTTCGCGACGACGACGTCGCCGTCGAGGACCCTCCGGGTCCAGTAGGTGTCGCCGTCCGGGACCTCGATGCCGGTCTCCGGGATGGCCTGCTTCGTCCTGGGGTCCCGGACCTTCCGCCCGGGCACGGGCTTCACGAACATGGTCGGCCTCACGTGGTCGGGACCGTCACGCGGTCCTCGGCCTGGTCGGCGGTCGCCTGCGCGCCGCCGAGGCTGGTGTGGGTGTCCACGGTGCGGAGGTCGTCGAGCCGCACGTCTTCCGCGTCGGGCGCCTGGGTGTAGTAGGTGACCGAGTAGGTCAGGATGACGACGCCGATCGGCTGGTCGCCGGAGGTGTCCATCCCGATGAGCGTTCCCGAGAGGATCGCGTCGCTGGCGGTTCTGCCGAACGTCGGGTCCTTGTCGACAGCTGCCTCGATCTCGGCGGCGAGGTCATCGAGCCGGTCGTCGAGATCCTCGGTCACCGCGATCGACCCCTCGATCGCTAGCTTCAGGGTCCGCGCGAGCTCCCGCGGCGCGGTGCTCTTGCTGTCGGGGTCGACGTCCTCGTCCTTCCCGTAGACGGTGAGCGCGGGAAGCTCGAGGTCCTGGTCCAGTGGGAGGACGCGGGCCTTGAAGACGCGGGCCTCCGCCGAGGTACCGGCCGCGGCGAGCTGCGCCCGGACGGCCTCGCGGATGAGCTTGCGCTGGTGGGACCTCGCCATCGCTCACGCTCGCATCAGAAACAGGACGACTCCGCCCTGCCCGTCGCGGTGCGCCTCCTTGCGTCGGTAGTTCACCCCGTTGACGGTGATCAGCGGGTTGTCCTTCGTCGGGTCCGTCGGTAGGTCCTCGAGCCTTAGGAACACGGCAGGACCACAGGTCGCGACGCCGGCCATCCCGACGTCGGCGCGGAGGTAGGTGGCATCGAAGATGCCGCGCACGTCCACGGGGTCGCCGAACTCCGGGCGGTAGCGGATCGTGGCGCCCAGGTGGTCCCGGACGGCGCGGTCCGCTACGGCGAGGAGCTCGGCGAACCCCACGTCATCACGCCGGGTCGATGGCGTACGACAGGAAGATGTCGACCCCCGTGGCGGTCGCGAGCGCGGAGCCCGTGACGCCGACGGTGATGCCGCTGTTCGCGTCGTTCTGCGTGAACGACGCACCGTCGGCGAGCAGGGCCGCCCCCGTGGCGCCGGCTCGGAGGAGCGTGCTCTGCGTGAGGCTCGCCTGGGCGAACGCCACCAGCTTCCGGGTCGTGGTCACCGTGCCGGAGATGTCCAGCGTGGTGAGCCCGGTGGCCGCGCCGCCGTACGAGAGCGCGGCCGCATCGACCAGGCGGTAGCGCCGACCCGCGACCGCCGGGACGAGCGTGGCGCCGGCGTTGATCTCCGCGGTCGTCAGGCGACGCCGGATGGAGATCACCTCGCCGTAGGGCGCGCACTCGAGGAGCGCGACGTACCCGGTGGTCTCGCCGGAGCCGCTGCCGATCGCGACCGCTGCGTTGCCGATGAGGGGGCCGACGAGCGGGGAGCTGTCGCACCGGGAGTTGGCGACGTCCCAGTAGATCTTCTGGAGCTCGGCCCAGGCCTGGGACGCGGTCTTGGTGAGGGCGTGGACTCCCTCCACCATGCCCTGGAAGGTCGCGCCCGCCACGGCGGTCGTGAGCGGGATGACGAAGAGGGGCCCGATGAAGCAGGGCGTACCGCTGGTCACCCCGCCAGTGGGCGCGGTGAGGGTCAGGATTCGGCCGGGCTGCACGAAGGTGTTCGACATGGTCTTGTCTCCTGAGACGAGGTCCGGGCCGGCTTACGCGCCGGCGTTGGTGACGGCCGCCTTCGGGTCGCCGAACTGGGCCTTCGCGTCGAGCGCGACCTTGTACTCCACGCCCTCGACCCTCCAGCCGTTCTCGGTGTCGAGCCGCGGACCGCGGCCCTGGCCCTGGAGGAACGCGACGATGATCGCCTCCAGCGTGTCGGCGATGACGTAGCGCCGCGTCCCGGAGAGGCGCGGGGACGACACGACCTCGCGGAACAGCCCGCGGACCTTGTTCGGCCGCATGAACTTGCCGGTCGTGTTGGTGCCTGCGTTGTCGAAGTCGTACTGCGCGTCGTTGATCTCCTGCGCCGTGCCCTTCAGCGTCTCCGGCACGAGCAGGATCGCGGGGTTCAGGTCGAGGTAGTCGTTCCCCGCCGGGTCCTTCTGGGAGCGCATCACGACGCGGTCCGCGTCGATGCCGGCCACGGAGAGCGCCGAGCCCGAGCTGTTGATGTTGCCGCGGGCCGCGTAGAAGAACGGGTTCCCGTCCGCGAGGTTCGCGCCGAGGCCGGAGCCGGCGGTGAGGAGCGCGTACACCGCGTTCTCGATGGTGCGGTCCGCGGCCTTGCCCATCTCGACGGCCAGGTTCGCGAGCGCGCCCATGTCGTCGTTGATGATCATCTGCCGGGAGACGCCGAACATCTTGCCGTACGTCGCGGTCTGCACGGCGTACTTGGCCGCGTCCGGGATGACGCCCGTCTTGAACTCCGCGTGCTCCGGGACCACGTCGAGGGTCGGGAGCGATCCGGTGCGGTAGCGGGCCGACGCGCGGAAGTCGGGAACCTCCTCGACCTTGCAGATCCGCGGCCAGGTGTTGTTCTGGGTCGCGTACGCGCCGAGGAGCACCTTCCCGAGCGCGTTCTCGAGCATCGTCGCGAAGTCGGAGATCGTCTGGTAGTTCGCCCGGTACGTGAAGGCGAGCCCGATCATCTTCATCGGGTCCATGGCCCGGGTCTCGACGCCGCGGCGGCGGAGCGCCTCGCGCGCGAGCTCGCGCGGAGAGAGGCCGCGGAACTCGCCGGCGTCGAAGACGATGTCCTTGAACTCGTCGGGCCGCTTCGCCTTCGCCAGCTCGAGGAGGGAGCGCTGGCCGGTGTGGAGGAAGAACCACGCCGACGCGCCGCGCACGAACTTCTCGGCCTCGTCATCGCCCGCCGTGATCGACAGGTGCGAGCGGATGTCGGGCTCCTCGTTGTTCAGGAGCTTGTCGAGGACGGCCTTCCGCACGTCGTTCACGGTCGCCTTCGACCGGATGTACTCGTCCGAGAGCCGGTCGCCCGCGGCGCCATCCATGTTCGGGATGCTCCGGACGAGCGACCTGATCTCGACCATCCGGTCGCGCTCCTCGGAGGCCGCGCGCTCCGCGGCGAGCCGGACGGCGTCGCCCGAGACCTGCGCGGCGCGCGCGTTCGCGGACTGGGCCGCATCGAGCGCGGACCGGACCGAGGCGGCGTCCGGGGCGGCGGCAGGCGCGAGCGGGGCCGGGGCGGCCGCGGGGGGGGCCGCGGGAGCCGCGGCCGGGGGAGTGGCGGTGGTGACGGGCTTGGGCTCCATGGATCTCATCTCCTCTGCGGCGGTGGATGCGGCGGTGGAGATGACCTCCACCTCGGTGAATTCCTGCTCGGTGCGCGAGCGCACCACTGCGGCGTCGTCGAACGCGATGGGGGTCTGGCTGATCTCGTAGGGGGTCCAGCGCGTGGCCCGGTAGACGGGAACGCCCTCGATCTCCTCGACCTTCTCGATCTGCTCCATCGAGTAGCCGATCGAGAGGTGCCGCAGGATTCCGTCCTTCACGTCCTGCTTGATCGGCTTCACCTCGTCTCGCGACGAGAAGCGGAGCAGCGCTCGGCCTTCCTTCTTCCCGGCCGGCCCGGCGAGCCAGGCGCGCTCGACGACCCCGAGGACCGTCCGCACGCCCGTGATGCCGTACTTCTCGGGGTGGTCGTCCAGGTACGGTGCGCCGTTGTTGAGCCGGGACAGGTTGCAGGCGCTCTCGGAGACCTCGAGCTCCTCGTAGTACGGCCCCTCCCAGGATCGGCGAAGACAGCGCACTCCTGTCGTGAAGACGACCTCGACGGTTCCAGCCTTCTCGTCGAACGTGGAGGGTTCGAACGCGGCGCGGGTGTGCAGGTCACCCGGGATCTTCAGGCGCTGTGCCATCTATCCCGGGGTGTCACCGGCGGGGAGAGTCGGTCAAGCGCCCTGCCCCGCGGCGTCGCCGGAGCCGTCCGCGGACCCGTCCGCCGCTGCGCCATCGGAACCCGATCCGGATCCGCCACCTGCGCCGACGCGCTCCTGCGTCAGGCCCGCCTGCGAGACGCGCCGAGGGTCGCTGTCGAGCCAGACGCCGAGCGCGTCGAGCTTCTTGTTCCACGCGGCGTACTCCTCGAGGAACGCGTCGGGATCGATCCCCTGCTCGCGCAGCACCTGCGGGAGCGTCGCCTGCCCGGACCGGATCCGGATGACGTTCGCGCGGGCCTCCTTGTCCGGCTCCGTCATCGGCATGGGCATCGGCGTCCACTCGGCGCTCGGCGGCGCGTCGGCCGACGCGAGCCCGACCAGCGCGGCCGCCGTCATCGCCCAGCCCCAGACCGGATCGCAGACCTGCGGGATGACCATGTTGTACTGCCAGTCGTAGACGTTCCCCCAGTGGGCCAGACGGGACATCCGCGCGGAGGAGAAGTTGACCTGGCTGTAGTCGCCGACCAGGTCCTCGTAGGTCACGCCGATCGCCGCGGCGGCGTAGCGGAGCGTCCGAGTGCTGAACCCGTCGTCGGTGACCGACGGCGGCTGCGTGAAGGAGACCTTCTGCCCCGGCTTCAGCTCCTGCAGTATTCCGGGCTCGATGACGGAGACGGGAGGAGCGCCCGCGCTTCCGCCCGGCGCGACACCGGCGGCACCGACCTGGACCGGGGCGGCGTCGAGGTCGTTCTCGATGAACCCGGCGAGCAAGGCGGCGATCTTGTGCTTCATCAGCTCGCCGTCCTCGAACTCGTCGAAGTCCTTCAGCTTCACGATCGCGGCGCACAGCCACGGGATCCCGCGGTCCTGCCCGGCGCGCTCGAGGTCGTACGCGTGGATGATCTCCCGCGCGTCGATTCGGCGGCTCACGGGGTTGATGACCCGCGACGAACCGGGGTGCTCGTCGAAGAGCCAGTACGCGACGCGCCGTCCGATCGCATCGAACTCGACGCCGTAGACCGTCGGCCCACCCTGGATCCCGGGGATGTCGTGCTTCGACGTGTCGATGTGGTCAGGCTCGAGGGTCTGAAGCGCGATCGGGAGCGCCATGCCGTCACGCGGCTGGCGCCACCGCCGGCGGATGAGTACCTCGCCGGACTCGAAGATGGTGCTCATCCACAGCTTCTGCAGGCCGGTGAACGTGAGGCGCTCCGCGGCGTCGCACTGGGTCGAACCCGCCCACCGCTTCCACGCCTTCATCAGCGCCTTGGGATCCGGAGCGTCGACCGGCTTCGGCGTGATGCCGTACCCGACGACGTTGCGGTTGACGACGCGGCGGGCGTTCCGCGCCCACCCGTTGTTCCGGATGAGCTCGCGGGAGTGCGCCCTGAGGTTCGCCAGATAGGGGCCGGACGCTGCGTTCGCGTCGGTGAATCGCTTCGTCCAACCCATCGTGCGGCGAGTGGTGGAGGCAGCCTCGAAGTGGCGCACCATGAGCTCGGCGGACACGCGGGCGCGGATCCGGCTCATCGCCCAGCGCGGGGCGATCGAGAGGGCGACGCGATCGAACGCGGTGAGGGTGAAGGGGGACGCCATCTAGAGCCCCTTCGAGGTCGCGATGAGGGTGTAGCCGGGCCTGCCCGAGGCCCCGGCGGTGTCGGCCTGCATCGACGAGAGCAGCGAGCGCATCGCGTCGAGCGACTGGTAGGTGACGCTCCGCCGCGGCGGCCCGTCGTAGGTGACGGTGAGGATGCCGCTCGCGATGGCCGCTCTCAGGGTCGCGATCTCGGCTTCGGTCCAGGTGGCCATAGTGGGGGTCTCCGGCGGCGCTGGGGCCGCCACGATCCACGGGTCCCACGGAAAGCCGTTCCCAGCCAACCTCCGCGTGGTCAGCGCCTCCGGCCGCCGTACAGCCACGAGCTCGCGCGGTTCGGCGCGGGTGACGTTGGCGCCTCCGGCGGAGGCGCCTGGGGCGTCGGCGGTGGGACATCCGCGCCGACCGGAGCGGGCGTCGGAGGTGGAGGTGAACCAGTCATCAACATGGATCTCGCCCGGGCCGCCGCGGCGATCTGGTCGAGACGCAGCGGGCCCGTCGCCGCGCGCGCGTAGACGCGGGCGTCGAGCTGATGGTTCTCCCGGCCCGGGATGACGGCCCACTCGAGTGAGACAAAGCCGCCCCTCCGCACGTGCTTCACGCGGTGCTCGGCGGTGATCTGCTTGAAGAAGTCCTCCCCGTGCTCGGGGAAGTGGCAGTATCCGGGCGGGAACGGCGCGCCGCTCTCCTTCGTGGGCGGTTCGAGCCCCAGCCACCCGTAGAGCTCGACCTTCACCATGTCGACGCCGATCGCCCACACCTTGCAGCCTCGCGCGATTCGCTTGCCGCGGTAGTTCACGTCGACCGGCTTCGGCGCGTCGACCATCGTCTTCGCGGTCGCGGATCCCTTGCACGCCATCACGATCCCGGAGTAGCTCCGGGCCCAGTTGTAGACGGCCTGCGTCTCGAACCCGGAGTCGATGCCGAGCATCCGGATCGGGTACCGAGACCCGTCCTCGGCCGGATAGGTGCTGCCGAGGAGCTCGTCCGCCTTGTTCCAGGTCTCGTCCTTCGCCGGGTCGCCGGGGATGACGCCCGCATCGATGCTCCAGCTCTGGCGGTCCTCTCCCCACCCGACGACCTCGTACACCAGGCGGTCCTTCTGGACGTCGACTCCGGCGGTGAGGAAGAGCACTCCGGGCGGAACGGTTCCGCGCGCGTACTGCTCGCGGCGCTGGTACAGGCGCTGCCACTCGGGCGCCTCGCCCTTCTCGTGCCAGGTCTCGCCGAGCACGGTGTTGACGAACGTCTTCAGCTGCTCGACGCCGCCCTTCTTCGCCTCGAGGAACTCGGCGGCGATGTGGCCCCACGTCGCGTTCGGGCTGTACGAGTAGGCCGCCCAGACGTGGAACGAGGCGTGCCCGCGGAACGGCGCGTCGGCGCGCCACTCGCCGCGCTCGACCATCCAGCGCTTGTCCTTGTGCTCGATGATGCAGCCGTTCTTCCGGCACACGAAGAAGGCGCCGTCCGGATCTCCCTCGTGCCACTTCATGTAGTGTCCGCGCGGCTCCGCGCCGTCGGACTGCTCGCGGAACGTGAAGAAGTCCATCTCCCCGCACTGCGGGCACGGGACGTGGTAGCGCCGCTGGTCGCCCTTCAGGAACTCCTCTTCGATGCGGCTTCCGCCAGCGACGAGCGGCGTGCTGCCGATGATGACCTTCCGGTCCCAGTAGTACTCGCCGCGCCGGATCGCGAGCTTGATCTGGTCGCCCTCATCCCCGGCGGACGGCGGGTATCCGTCCACCTCGTCCAGGGCGATGACCTTGCGGCTCACGCGCCGGAACCCGCGGCCGCTGTTCGCGCCGACCACGGAGAGGACTCCGCCGGGGAACTTCTTGTGGAGGATCGTGTTCTGGCCGTCGCGCGGGCCGGCGTCCGGGAAGATGGCGGCGAGCACGGGGCAGTCGCGCAGCATCGGCGCGATCTCCTCCTTGCTGAACCCTTCCGCGTCCTCGACCGTCGGCTGCACGATCATGATCGGGCACGGGTCCTGGTGGACGTAGTACCCGACGGCCGCGTCGAGGATCTTCGTGTACCCGACGCGGGCGCTCTTCATCACCGAGACCTGCTCGACAGCCGGGTCGGTGATCGCGTCCATGATGCCGCGCTGGTAGGGGATGGTCCGCCACCGCCCGGGCTCGGCTGCGCTCTCCGCGCTCAGGTAGAAGTGCTCATCCGCCCAGGCCGAGAGGGACAGGCGGCGTGGCGGCCGCAGCGCCGGAGCCGCCGAGGCGAGGACGGACGCGGCCGAGGCGAGCCCCGCCAGCGCTGGCGCCGCCTCACCCAACCGCGGCCTCGCTCGGGGGCGGCGGGGTGGACGACGCCGGCGCGGGCGCCAGCTCCACCACGAGCTCCTCGAGCGCCTCGCGGACGATCGAGTCGAGGACGGCGACGTCCGGCGCGCCGAGCTGCGGGAGTAGCTGGCGAGCCCGAGTGGGCACGGCGAGGAGACGCGTCTTCGTCCTGGTGAACGCGTCCGCGATGAGCGCCGCCATCTCCTTCGCGTCGACGAGTTCGCCGATCCGCTCGCGGTAGTCGGCCTCGGCGGTCTGCGCCTTCCAGAACTTCTCGCGCGCGCTCTCGAGGGAGAGCGACAGGTTTTCCGGCTCCTGGATCGCTTCACCTGGCGCGGGCGGCACGCGCGGCGCCGAGGCCGGGAGCGGCGCGGGGATCGGACCGGGCGGCGGGACGCCGGCGGCGCGGGCGCTCGCGCGCTCCTTCACGTACCCCGGCGCCCTCGAGTGATCGGTCCCGGCGTCCCATTCGCGATCGGCGAGGTCGGGGTCCGCGATCTTCGGCTGGCCACGCTCGTCGCGCACGACGCTCGCCCGCAGCCGTCCGCTCGAGATCGCCTTCGACACCGCCATCGCGGAGACGCCGCGACGCTTCGCGTAGGCGCGCAGGGAGATCGGAGCGGTAGTCGGATTGCTCACGGGCTCAATCGGGATTGCCAATCGGCGGCGCGCGCAGGCGCGGGGTGTAACCCGTCGAGGTTGACGGTTGACGCTTCAGGTTGACGGGCCCGTAAACACTTGAAATCACACATGCGTAGTTGAAAATCGGGCTCATTCGCACCCGCACGGGGCGTACCCCCGGGAAGGACCCGAAAGGGGTGGGGGTGGGTGTGTATGCACTGGCACGCGCGTTGCCATGACCCATGTCCGACGTCATGCCTCCCCCTTCCTGCGCAACTTCGCGACCTCGCGGGTGAGCCCTCGGCCGAAGGCGCTCTCGAGCTTGCGGTACGTCTTGTCACCGTACGTGACCATGACCTCGTCGCCGAACTTGCGAGGCAGGCGGGAGGAGAACAGCTCCTGGATCGGCAGCCGCGCCTTGCCCGTGCGGCGGAAGACGCCCATGTGACCGCTCCTCATACGAGCCACGAATGCGCTGGCGATGAGCTGGGTCCCTCCCGATCCCCCGAACGTCACGATCGTCCCGAGCCCGCTCATCGAGTGCGGAAACTTGGACACGGGGACGGGCCTGCCTCTCACCCAGATCCGCCAGACGAGGTCGCTCAGATGCGTCTTGCTCGACGGCAGCGACAGCGACTGGTCCTCGACGATGACCTGCTCCTGGAGGCTCTTGCGCGAGCGCGCGAACGCGATCTCGTCCTTCCTGAGGGAGCGCGCGGCCTGGTTACCCGCCAACCGGAAAGCCCGCACGACAGCGCTCTCCATCTTCCCACCGCGGAAGACCTCCAGATCTCGGCTGTCCCACGTGAACTCGAGCGGCGCGCTCATGCTCCCTCCTGGTCGTGCTCATCCTCTTCGACCACCGGATCTGGGTGGATGTCGAGGGTGCGGACCTCGTCGAGCAATCCCACGGACTCCATGCGGGAGCGCGCGGCGTTCTGCTTCGCCTTCTCGCGCCGGCGCCGCGTCGGGCTGGCACGCTTCCCCGCGCCCTCCCCCTTCCAGACGACAGCGTCCTGCGGATCGAGCGCAGCGCGGACGCCGCGTCCCTGCGCGCAGCGTTCGGTGACGCAGGTGACGTACTCGGACGCCTGGCCTCGGTGGGTGTCGTGCGTGCGCTGGAGCCCCGCCGCGATCTGGCGAGCAACGCAGATGTGCGCCGGCACCGGGCACCCGAGCGTCGTGCAGTCCACGATCGAGTCGCGGTAGAGCCTCCACGGGCGCGGTGGAAGGCCGTCTGAGTCGACCACCCATAGGGCGAGCTGGGGCGGCGGCGATGCGACAGGCTCGCCCTCGTCCGCCGCAGCTGGTCGCACGAGGTCGTAGAGGGCGTCGGCCATCCTGCGGAGATGAGGAAAGCGCTCCCCGACGGCGATGGCGCCGCGGATGAGCCCGAAGAAGCCGGCCTCGGCGTCGCCCTTCAGCCGGAGCATCGTCCGCCCTCCCGTCGCGCGCCGCTGAGCATCAGGCCCCCGCTCCTCGCAGCTGCGCGAGCTGATCCTTCAGGTCGGCGATCCGGCGGTCCTGGGCCTCGACGTGGGTGGCGAGGTCCGCCTCGGCCCTGGCCGCGCGTTCCTCTGCGGCGAGGCGGAGGGAATCCGCGTGCCGGAGCTGGAGCAGGGCGTGAGTGAGGCGGGCCTCCAGGGCGACGTACTGCAGGCGAGCCTGCTCGGCGTAGTTCACGCCGTCGAGCAGCTCGCAGACGAGGTCCTCGTGGGCATCCCGGCCGTTGAACGTCTCGAGCGCCCGGCCGTACCGCCTCTTGCCGAGGGCGATGCGAGCGCGCTCGCGCGGCAGGACGCGCTCGGCAGTTCCGGGTTCGACCTCGCCGGCGGCCTCGAGCAGCGGGACGCGCACCTCGAGGCTGGCGAGGACGCTCGCGGCGCCCGGCGTCGGGAGCGGCTGGTCGCCCTCGCGGCCGGCGCGCTCGGGAGTGGTGGTGGTCGCGTCCATCTACTTCCCCCTCGCGCGCTTGCAGCCGCAGTGCCGGTACGCCATCTCGTGCCTAGGGCACGGAGGGTCGTCTTCGACGCCCTCGGCGCCGTCCTCGATGGCGGCGATCATCGCCGCGTCGAATAGGCGGTGGATCGCCGTGACGCCGTTGTCGGGGTTCTCGCGGTTCAGCTCGCGGATCACGTCGCGCGCGAACAGCGGCGCATCCGTGATCTTGAACCCTGGGTCGATTGCTCCGACGTCCTCGCCGCCCATGTACGCGGCCGGGATGACCTCGATCGGCAGACGGATGACGATCTCTCCCCGCGAGATGAACGCCGTCGCCGGCTCCCGCTCCCGCCTCCTGGCCATCGCCTACCCCGCCCCGGCGGCGCGCTGGGCCGCCTCGTGGACCGCCGTGCGCAGCTTCTCGACGCGCTGCTCCTCGCGGGCGAGCGCGGTGAGGAGGTCGGCGTTCACCTGGCCGATCTCGGCCTCGATCCGCTTGCCCTCCTTCACGAGGTCCTCTCGGCGAGCGAGGAGCGCGTCGACGTCCGGCGGCTGGGCGGGCGCCCCGGGCCGGCGGAGGACTACCACCTTGCGCGCCGGGCGGTCGCCCCGGGCCGGTGGAGTCTCCGGCGCCGCCCCTCGACCCGTGCCGCGCTGCGGACAGTCCTTCCCGTTCACCTGGCGGTGCTTGCTTCCCTTCGTCCCGCATCCCGGGCACGGCGCAGCACGGACTCCTGTCGGCATTGCGTCCTCCTCCTCGGCCGGCGTCGGCGCCGGCGGTTCCTGCGTGGTCTGCTGCTCGTTCGCGGCGCGTCGGGCGAGCGCGAGCGCGCTCTGACTCCGTCCGCAGCTGCCGGCGTACCCGCTGCGGTTGCCCGACCGGATCTCCCGGCCGCATCCACACGCGCAGGTCGCGCGCGGGGGCGCGGCGGGCGGCGCCCGTGTGTCCGCCGGCGTGGTAGGCGCGGGCGTCGCCGGCGACGGGGCGACGGCCTGAGCGCGGCTCATCGCCTCCCGGACACGCGCCGCGGTCGCCTCGACGTCCTCCGGCTTCAGCCCGGTGTCGTGACGAGGAAGAGGCGCGATCGGCGCGTCAGCGGCGCCGGGCGCCCAGATGCGCTCCTGCGGAGGAGGCCGCGAAGCATCCCGCCGCTTCACCTCGTGGACGGACCTCTCCTCGGCGCAGGTATCGCACTCGCCGGTACCCACGATGGCGTGCCCGGCCTTCTCGCACGTCCCCAGAGCGACGCCCGCCGCCTCGACCTCGACGCGCACTCGGCGACCGAGCTCGCATCTCACGCAGGCCGGATGAGCGGGCGCCCAGCCCTTCCCCTCGCGGCGGGCCTCGAACTGGCGGCGAACGCATCCGCGCCGAGGCATCCCGCGGGGGAACTGGGCGCGGAGCGCCTCGCAGGCGACGAGCTCGAGCAGGACGGCGTTCACCGGGTCGCTCCCGGGATGCAGGCGAACAGGTCGTCGACCGCCCAGAGCACGCCCACCACCGCGCCGGCGCTCGCCTGCGCGAGGAGGAAGTCGAGCTGCTCGTCGCTGGGCTCTCCGGGCCTGCGCGCCTGGACGAGGAGCCCCGTCGCCTTCGACAGGACGCACAGCTCTGGCTTCTTGATCTCGAACCACCCGGCGCGACCGCCGGGGAACGTCACCGCGAGGTCCACGACGCCCTTCTTGTTCCCGCCGCCGGCCATGCTGACGATCCGCCGGTCGAGGCCGAGCCGTCCCAGGCGACCGCGCAGCCTCTTGTCGCCGACGTCGATCTCCGTGACGACTGCGCGCCACCGCAGGCGGAGGGCCTCGACGACGGCCGCCTGGACCTCCTCCTCGCTCGGTCCCGAGCACAGGTAGGCGGGCGAGTACCGCGACCGATCCCACGCGTGCAGGAACGGGTACTCCCTCAGGGCGCGCGCGGGCGCGTTCACTCGGGCCTCCCGAGCTGGAGCGACGCGCGGATCTCGGCGCGCCGGCGGGACGCCCGGATCTCGCGCCAGACCCGGACGCGGTTGCGCGCCCACGTGACGAGGTGGAGGAGCATCACGCCTTCCTCGCCGGCAGCTCGACGAACCGGCCCACCTCGACGATCCGCCGCCACAGGCGCGCGCCGAGCTCGCTCCCATATCGCTCGCGGAACTGCTCGAGCGGCAGGTTCACCGTGATGATCGTCTTCCGGGCCGCGTCGTACCTGCGGTCGACGAGGTCCGTGATCGCGGCAATGGCGTAGCCCTTCCCGTCCAGCGGTTCCGCCGCCAGGTCGTCGAGGACCAGGAGTCGCGCGCCGTGGAGGCGCGGGAGGAAGCCCGGGTCGGACGGGTACATCCCCTGCCGGATGACCTCGATGGCCTTCGCGAACACGGCGCCGGGTGCCCACGCCGCGGCCCACGCGGCGGAGGCCGTCTTCCACGCGCCCACCGGGCCCGCGAGGAGCAGGATCGTCCGGCTCTCGGCCGGGGACATGAACCGACCGACCGCCTCGAGCCCATCGCAGGGCTTCGGCGCGAGCGGCCCGACCGGCTCGTCCGGCGCGCCGTCGTGGAACATCGCCCAGAGGCGCTCCGGGATGCCCCGCGCGCGCCAGTCGCGCTCCCGGTGCTTCCGGCGGACCTCGGGGAGGTCGACGACGCGGCCCTCGTACTCCTCGGCCGCCTTCGCCTGCAGCGCGGGGTCATGGCGGGCCGCCGCGGCGCGCTCCGCACCGACCCGGATCCGCTCCACGAACTCGCTGATGCTCTTCGGCCTCTCGCTGCTACCTGAGCTCACGTTCGCCTCCCTGGAACGCTTCCGCCGGCGCCGGGGCGGCGACCCCGACGCGGATGTCCGTCGCCCCGCCGCTGGCCGCCCGCGCCGCCCGGGCGCGCGGCTGCTGCCCCTGGATCGCGTCGAGGTACCAGCCGAGCCACGGCCGCGACTCGACCCGCAGCGCCCGGTCGGCCTCGACTACCGCCATGACCCGCTCCCGCGCGGTTGTCACGCCGACGCTCGCGACTGCCCGCTCGAGCGCGCCGGCGGAGATGGCGTCCCGCGGATACGCCGCCAGGAAGCCGGCGGACTCGAGCTCGACGAGCAGGCGCGCCGTCTCCGGGTAGTCCTCGGCGCGGAGATCACGGCGCGCGCGGCGCGCAGGCGGCGGAGCGGCATCGAGTGGCCCCGGGGTGGCCGGCGCGATCGTCGCCGGCTCCCGGGGCGTCTCAGCCGCGCTCGCCGTGGGGTGAGGGGTGGGCTCCGAGGCGGTCTCGTGCCGGGCGGCGGCGGTGTGCTCCTCCGCCTCGGGGCCCAGATCGTGGCCCTCGTCCTGCTCGCGCTCGCGCGCGAGGGGGGGCGTTTCTTCTGAAGGCACGGCACGGCTAGGCACGGCACAGTTAGGGGTGACCGACTGTGACCCGACGTGACCCGACGTGACCGGGTCCGGCTCTGTGGTCACGTTTCGTCCCGCGTCCGTCACGTTCCGTGACTCGGTGCGGACGGATGCGGCGGCGCGGTCACGCGCGCGGGCGCGAGACTCCCTCTTCCGGTGGGCGTCCGACTGCGCCGCCTCTTGGGCCTCGATGAAGTTTGGGACCACCAGTGTCGACCCGTTCAGCACCACGCAGCCGTCCTCCAGCAGCACCGGCAGGGCGCGCTCGACGACGTCCAGCGGCATGCCGACGACGGCGGCGAGCCCGCGCACGCCCGCGCGCCCGAGCTCGAGCAGGCCGGCTCGGTCGACCTTCCGCATCGTCAGGACGAGGAGCGACTGCGCCTCCCACCCGAGGGCGAGCCAGTCCGCGGTGTCGCGGACGTAGACGCGGACGTACCTCTCGTCTTCCCAGCGCATCCCCCTACCCCTCCGTCCCTGTCGCCGGCGCGGCCGCGGGCAGCGGGAGACCCCGCTGCCGCAGATACGCCTCGGCGAGCTTGCGGATGTTCTGTTCGCCCCCGTGCACGTCGAGCGGCTCGACGTCGGGGTCGTACGGGTTGACGATGCCCTCGGCCTGCGCGCGCTTCAGCCCGAGCACGCCGGCGACGACCGGGTCCGAACCGGCGTTGGTGAGCGCCCAGTACACGACCGTCGACTCGTCCTGACCGTCGCGCCGGACGCGCCCGATGCCCTGATCGTGGACCTTCGGCGACCAGTCGAGCTCACCGTTCACGACGACGTGGCAGGCCTCCTGGAGCCCGTCGAGGCCGGCGCCGGCGCGCAGCGACATGATCAGCACCTTCGCCTCGCCCTTCACGAACGCCTCGAAGGCGCGCTGCTTCTGGGTCGGGCTCTCGGACCCGGTGAACATGACCGGGCGCAGGTCGGCGAGGAGGTCCTGCCAGATCGCGTACACCTCGCGGTGCCAGCCGTAGAGCAGCACCGGCTCGCCCTGCTCGACGAGCATCCGCACCAGCGCGGCGACGTGCGGCGCCTTCGCGATGCCAGTCGCCTGCCGCAGCCGCCAGGAGAGCTCCTCGGAGGCGCGGAGCTTCTCCCCGCGCTTCTGGCCGCCCTGCGTGAGGATGATGCGCGCGAGCTCGGCGGCGGCGCCCTCGACGGCCTTCAGGGGCTCCTCGTCGGCGTCGATGTGGTGGAACACGGGGATGATCGGCGGCAGCTCGCGGCCGACCTCCTTCCGCGTCCGCCGCAGCATCAGCGACTGCTCGCGGAGGTAGACGCCCAGGGCCTTCGGGTCGCGAACGGGGTAGCTGGCCCGGTCCGTAGCACCGGTGCACCACTCGCGGAGGAACTCGTCGCGCGTCCCGAGCGCCAGAGGGTTCAGCACCCGGAGGACCGAGTAGATCTCCGAGCCGTAGTTGTAGACCGGGGTCGCGCTCATCCCGATCTTCACCTGGGCGGCGTCGGCGATGTGGCTGGCGGCCCGGTACTTGTCGCTGCCCGCGATGCGCAGCTCCTGGACCTCATCGAAGAAGACGCCGCGGACGAGCCCGGCGAGGACGTCGGCCCACCCGGCGAGCTTGCGGTAGTTCGAGATGATGACGTCCGGGACGTCGCTCGCGTCCGGCAGCAGGTACGCCGTCGCGTCCCGGCGGCTCCGCCGCGGCCGCGTCGCCTCGAGGATGCCGCCCCAGGGCGCCTCGGGATCGTAGGGCCGGGCCGACTTCAGAACGTGCGTCCGGAGCGACGGCGCGAACTTCTTGATCTCGCGCTCCCACTGCCCGGGCAGGTGCGTCAGCGTCACGACCAGCGCCGGCCGCGCGCTCGGGTCGGCCAGGATGCCGATCGCCTCCGCGGTCTTGCCGAGGCCGAGGTCGTCGCCGATGAGTAGCGACCCGGCCTGGAGCCCCAGCTCGGCGGCGAGCTTCTGGTAGTCGCGCAGGGGGAGCGCGAGGTCGAACGGGCGGGCCGTGTACTTCCCGTCCACGATCGCGTTCAGACGCTCGTGGCGCTCGATGAAGGTCCGCGACTGCAGCTCGAGGTGCGCGCGGTGCGCCGGCGCCATCTCGACCGGGTACCGGTCGATGAACCAGAGCAGCTCGCGCCCGTGCTCCGGGGTGTCGGAGAGGTGGATCTTCCCGAACTCGCCCACGTCCAGCTGCGGGAACACGCGCTTCAGCCGGATGACGACGTGCGGCTCCGCCTCGACCTCCCAGACGCGGCGGCTCTTCAGCAGCCGGATGTGGCCGAACGTCCGCATCAGGCCAGACCCCACAGCGTGAGCACGACGAGCCGCTTGCCGTTCATCTCGGCGGGCTGGTTCCCCAGCGCGGCGCGCGACGTGACGAGGAGCAGCGACCGGACCTCCTTGCGCTGCGCGTACCGGTGCAGCTGCCGCGTGACGTCGGAGAGCCCTCCGTCGACCTTCACCTCGACGGCGATCCCGTCGACCATGAAGTCCGGGATGTCCTTCACGCGGTCGTCCTTCGTGAGCGGCGGGAGGCGGACCTCGCGGTCGAACCGGATACCGCGCTGGAAGAGCACGCGGGCGAGACCGTCCTGGAGGTCCTTCTCGTTCGCGAACGTGTACCGGTAGGACCCGAGCACCTCACGGAGCCGGTCGACGGTCGGGGGCGCGGCCTGGGCCTTCGCGCGGGCCATCTACCAGGTCCTCCCGTGCGTGACCGCGAGCGCGCGGCGGAGCTGGAGCGCAACGCGGGGCGCCTCGCCCTCGGCCTCCTCGGCGATGGCCGCGATGAGGTTCGGCAGGTTGACGCGACCCGTCCACGGCGCCAGGTCGTCCTCGACGTACCGGACCGCGTCCCGGGGATGAGGAAGACCGCACCCGCAGGCGTCCACGGTGCAGATCCCGTCCCGGTGCTTGGACATCGGGTGCCGGCAGGCGCGGACCGGGCAGTCGACCGCGGCGCGACCGGGGAGGTCGGGGTGGTTCAGCTCCCAGTCGCAGGCCGCGCACCATCCGACGCACCCGTGCGCGCAGGTCTCCGGAACGTTCAGCATGTCCCCTCCCCGAACGCGCGGCAGGCGATGTCGGCGAACGGGCCGCCCTCGGTGACGGCCTCCTCGAGGTCCCACCCGCCGGCGAGGAGGTGCTCGGCGAGGCGACGCGCCTCGGCGATCGGCATCGTCACGCCGTCCCAGCACCAGTTCCCGACCCAGTGCCCCCAGTCGCCGCGCGTGGCGAACCGCTCCCGGGCGACCCGAACCGTGTCGCCGTCCTCGCGCATCCGCCACCCACGCGCGCTCGCGCACACCAGCTTCAGGTCGGCGTCGCCGATCTCGATCTGGTCGACGCGCCCCGTGAACGCGCCGCTCTCGGGCGCGTTGCAGGCGAACATCACGTAGACGCGGTCCGGCGCCGGCGAGGCCATCAGCATCCCCTCCTCGTGGCGAGCCGGCGGCGGAGCGCCGCGAGGTCCTCCTGGACCTGCCCGGCCCACCGCTCCCGCGCCTCCCCGCAGCCGATCGCCTTCGCCTGCTCCGGGAAGACCTCGGCGAACAGCCACTCCGTCAGCGCCTGGCCCTCCTGGCGCAGCGGGGCGTCGCCTGCCGTGTAGAGGCAGGCCGAGAGGCACTCGGCGAGCGTCCCGGGGGACGTGTCTTCGCCGCGGGCGAGGCGGCCGAGGAGCTCGCGCGCGTGGGCGCGGTACAGCTCGGCCGTCTTCCCGCGCAGCGCGGCCGTCGGGATGAGCACGCCGAACGCCCGAGCGCGGACCTCCGGCGGAAGCTGGGCGGCCGCGAGCTCCTCCTCGGCGATCCGGACGCGGTCGAGCGTCTCCGCCACGCGCGCGCCGACGGCGCCGTCTCCGAACACGTCGGGCAGCCGGAACGCGGGCGGAGGCGGGTTCACGGTGCGCCGCGCCTCCAGATGCAGGGCGAGCTGGTCCACGGGGCTCATGCAGCTGACCTCCGCGCCACGACCTCAGGACTGCGATCGGTGAAGGTGAAGCCGCATTCGCGGCAGTCGAGGAGCCACCCGCCGCGGCCGGTGATCGTCTTCGTGCTCCCGCAGTTCGGGCAGCCGTCGCCGACCTGGTACGGCGGCACCTGATTCCCCCACGCGCGCCAGCCTCGGCGCTCCTCGCGGGCGAAGAGCTCGAGGCGGGGTCCAATGCAGACCCGCTCGACCTTCGCGAGCAGCTCGGGCGGCTTCGTCGAGTGGACCTCGCCGGTGAGGCCGTTCGCGCGGCGCGGGGCGAAGAACACGCTCCGCTCGTCGTGGACGAGGACCCGTGCCCGGCCGCGGCGGCAGATGAGCACCTTCTCGTCCGCGGTCCGGACGTAGTGGCCTCCCCCGAAGCCCAGCGTACCGAGGTGGAGGTCGCGCTTCGTCGCCGTGAGGACGCGACGGAGCGACCGGGCATCGCGGCCGTACCCCTGCTCGCGCAGGAGGTCGACCTGACCAGCCACGGCCATCCGCAGGTCGACGGCCGGGGGCGTCGCCTTCACCCACGTCCAGACCCGCTTCGGCTCGAAGCCCCAGCGGATCGCGACCTCCGCGGCGGAGCCGTCCACGAGGTGGGCGTCGGTCGTCCAGAGGAACAGGAACGCGTCCTTCGCGGCGATGTCGCGGATCGGCAGCGCCGCGATGTCGTCGAGCGAGAGGGTCCTGTAGCCCTTCTTCTTCCCGCGCTTCCTGCGCTGGTCTGGGGCGAGACGGGAGCCCGTGTCACGGAACGACCACGGCGGGTCGGCCACGATGCAGGGCCAGCCGCCCGGCGTGGTGGGAAGCGGGGGCGTCATCGCGCGATCTCCGCGGCGCTCAGCCGCTGCTGCCCGCGGAACTCGAGCAGCGCCCGCTTCACACGGGACCGGTGCCGGAGCTGCTTCAGGGCGCGCGCCGTCGACTGCCGGAGGTCACGCTCGAGCTCCTCGACCGTCTCCGGGGTGAACTTCCCTGCCCCCGTCGCGGCGATGAGCTGCTCGCCCTCGTCGCGGATCTGCTCGACCGCCTCCTCGCAGCGGCGCTGGACGGTCCGCAGGGTCATCGCCTCGAGGCCGAGCCGCTCCTTCACGATCTCGGCAAGGCGCTCCCCGGTGACGGCCTGGGCCTCGCCGCGGCGGGACGCGATCTCTCGGGCCACCTCGGCGCGGATGCTCAGGAAGACCGGGTCGGGCACCCGCTCGCCGCGGACAGGCCTCGACCCCGGCGCCGGCTTGGCGCTGAAGTCGAGACCGATCTGTGCAGCGAGCGGGGCCATGCTCTACGCCGACGCCTTCGGCGGGACGAGCGCCGCCGCCGCGATGAACGCGGTGACGAACTCGTCGCCGTTCTCGAGGTCGATGACGTCCTCGTCGTAGAAGCACTCGGCGAGGCGCGGCCGACCGTGCGCGTCCTTCTCCTTCACGCGCAGGACGATCGGCCCGAAGTAGAGGTCGCCCGGCCCGCCGCCTCGGCGCAGCGGGATCCGGAGACGGCGGCCCTCCGGCCGTCCGTTGCCGGTGTGCGGCGGGAGGCGGCGAACCGGGCGATCGGCCACGGCTAGGCCACCTTCCGCAGGTACGCCGTCTCGCACGGCATGCAGAAGCCCTCGACGACGAAGGCGCCCGGCTCCTGCGACTGCGTGCAGAGCACCGTGTACCCGAGCGACCGGACGACGTCGCTCGTCGGCCGGAAGATCGCGACGCCGCAGGTGCCCTTCGTGTCGCGCCCGATGACGACGCCGGTGCGCTCCTTCCGGCCCTGCTCGGTCAGGTAGTAGTCGGGGATCTTCTTGAAGTTGCCGGTCGCGCCGCCGTGGATGTCCGCCGGCACGCTGTCGGCGTCCGCCACGGTGACCTTGTCGCCCAGCTCGGCGGGCGTTCCGTCTCTGTAGTGCATCGCTTCCGTCCTCCTCGCCGGACATCGCCGGCAGCTCGCGCCCGACGGGGCGCGCAGGTTCAGGGCGTCGTCGCGACCGCGTCCGCCGCCGCGATCCGGGCGCCCGGCCCGGCCACGGTCTCGAGCCGTGCGGCCTTCTGCGCCCGGGCGGCGCGGCTGGTGGCTGGGTGGGTTCCGAGGCTCGGGAGGCGACCGCACGTGCAGCGCGCCTCGCCGGCGGCGAAGGTGACCGCCTTCACGCCGAGCAGGTCACACGCGGCGGCGCACCCGGCGCCCACCGGTCGCGCGAAGGCGTCCGGGTCGAGCCGGGCGACGCGCGCCGCGAGCTCGTCGACCGTCCGGCGAAGGCGCACCGCGTCGGCGAGGGCGGACCCGGCTGCAGGGGTTGCCGAGTCCGCCCTCGCGCTGGCCGCTCCCGCGCGCTCGCCGATGAAGACGGAGGACGCCGAGGCCGGGGGGGTGGCCCCGGCGCCCTCCGGGTGGCCCTTGCAGGCCACCAGACCGAACAGGAGAAGGAACGGCACCGCGCGCGTGGCGCGGTGGAGATCGAAGGCAGACCCCGCGGGCACGCCGGATGGGGCCGCCTCCTCGCGGGCGGCTTCCGGGCACGGCGAAGAGACCGCACGTTCCGCCGGGGCGCCGTGCGCCCGGTCGGTTCCCATGCCGAGGAAGTCCTGCATCGTCGCGAAGGTCGGAACGTGCATGGATGTCAGGCCTCGTCGTCCGAGAGGCGCGGCTTCTCTGACCAGGCGGTCACGAACGCGCCGACGAACGCCAGGTACGCCACGACCACCCACGCCTGCCAGGGCATCACCGCACCCCCGACGCGAGCGCGAGCTGCGGGCTGGGGACGCTCCGGGCGGCCGCGTGCAGGCCGACCGCGGCTCGCTCCACGTCGCGGGCCTCCTCGGCGATCTCGGCGGCCTCGCCGGGCGTGATCTCGACGCCGCCCGCGCTGCGGGGGTCGCGTGCCTTCCGGAGCGCCCGCGTGACGTCGCCCGCCTCCTCGGAGACCGCGAGGCATCCGTCCTCGACGTCGCCCGCGAGCTCGGCCCGGGGGGCGGGACGCGACTCCTGGAACACCAGAGCGGAGAGGGCGCGCCAGAGCGAGGAGGCGCGCGCGGGGTCGTCCTCCTGGATGGCTGCCACCACCTTCAGCAACTCGTCCGCGTACGGGCGCGTCTCGTTGGCGCACCACCTCTGGATCGTGCGCGGGTTGCAGTCGACCTTCTCGGCGAGCCGGGAGCAGCCGTAGCCGCCCTCGCCCTCGATGTGGTCGAACAGGACCTTCGCGACCTCGAACCTCGTCTCCGGCATCGTCCCCTCCCCAGGGTGTCGCGCGTGCGGTGCTGAACGCGACAGGCGCTAAGACTTCGAGTACGGGATGCTCGCTTCGTGAACCGGCGAACGAACGAGGCGGGCGGCGGCGGAGCGCGGCGCGGAGCGGCGGCCCTTCGGCGGGCTCCGCTTCTTGGGAGCGCCCGGCGCGACGGTGAACAGCGCGGCGACCGCGACCCCCAGGGCGTCCGCGAGGCGCTGGTACCCGCCGCTCGACGTCCCGCGTTTTCCTCGCTCCATCTTCCCGAGGTGGCTGTCGTCGATCCCGGCCTTCTCCGCGAGCGCCAGGCGCGTCATCCCGCGCCCCACGCGCAGGCGCCGGATGTTCTCGCCCACGACCGCGTTTACCTTGTCGTCGTCCCTCATCGCATTCGGACTTTATGTCCGTAAAGCCTACAACGCAAGCGCGGACTTTAAGTCCTAACAACATCGCGGACATACGGTCCGGAGGGCGCCTAAACTCGGCCGCGATGGCGTCCGCAAAGACCTGGGAGCCGCGGTACTCGGTCACCGAGATCCGTGAGCGGGTCGTCCGCGAGGCCAGGAGACGAGCACCGCCCGGAGAGAAGGCGCCCCTCGACGTGAAGAGCCTCACGGAGCGCATCGGGATCTCGCCGGACGACTGGTACAAGCGGACGGGGAAGCGACGCACGCCGTTCACCGTGCGGGAGCTCGGCGCCATCGCCGAGATCCTGGGCGCACCGCGCCTGTGGCCGTTCGCCGAGTGGGACGAGCTCGTCGAGAAGTTCGGCCCTGGGAAGGGTGGGCCCTGATGGCGCTGAAGCCGTGTCGAGACTGCGGCGAGCCGGTATCGAGCTCCGCGAGTGCCTGCCCGAAGTGCGGCAAGCCCGTCTCGTCAGCGGGCGCGGCGGTCGCTGGCGTCGTCGTCCTGGCGATGCTCGCGTTCGGCGCGTGGTGGTTCTTCGCCCGAACGCCACCGGGGGCGCCCGCGATGCCTCCGTCCGGCCCGGCCGTGCCGACGATGGATCCGCCCCCGCCGCCTCGCCCACGGCCTCAGCCAACGGCCGAGTCCAAAGCGAAGCAGGGGAAGCGGAAGAGGTTCCTCGAGGACCTCGTCGGTGCGCAGGTGTTCCACGGGTACGTGCGCGCCCCCGGCCGCAACGTCATCGTCTTCCGGATCGGCCCCAGGTGGCGCGGCCTCCCGCTCGAAGAGAAGCAGCTCGCTGCCGACGTCGCGTTCACCTACCACTGGGTTGAGAACCCGGAGTTGACGTCGGCGCTCCTCGAGGACTGGCGCAACGGGAAGACCGTCGCGAGCTTCACGCCGGAATTCGGCTTGCGGATCGAGGAGTAGCGGCGCCCCGCAGTCTCACTGTCAGACCGGCCCGGCAGGGTGCTGTTCGCGCGTTCGGGCTGCTTGGCGGGTGGGGTTGGGGCTCTCTTTCCCCGGGCGCGCAACACCAACGACCATGAGCTCGTCTCATGGGTCCGTCGCCGCCGCGCGTCGCGCGGTGCCCGAATCGACGGAGCAGCACCGGGTCCGGATTCGCGCCTGCCTCGAGGAGCAGGTGCCCGAGATGAAGTACCTCGCGACGGCGGCGGGCTACTGCCTCCCCGCTCCGGACCCTGAGTCCGCGCTCGTTTACGTGGCCGAGCTCCGGGACCTCTGCGCTGAAGTCCTGAACCGCTGCGGCTCGTAGGTCGGGCGCGCGGCGCGCTGACCCTTACTTTCCCGGTACTTGCAACGGACTTTATGTCCGTTCTTGACGGGCAGGCGTGACGGACATAAAGTCCGAAGTCGTTGCAACGCAGCCACCGGAAGAACCCGCAGCAGCCGCGGATTGGTGGCCAGGGCCGGGAAGCTAGACGGACAGCCGTGCGACGCCGACGAGCACGCAGCACGAAGCGAAGGGGGAAGCGATGCCGAACGAGACGAAGTGGAGCGCGGGGCCGTGGACGGTGAGCCCCCCGGATCGCAAGGCTGAGGGATCGAAGCTGTACGTGCGCTGCGCCCGCCGTATCGACGGTGCGCCCGCTGGGATCGCTGTCGCGCACGTCCTGGCGGCGCCCGGAATCGACGAGCAGCGTGCGAACGCGCAGCTCATCGGGTCGGTCTGCCACCTCGCCGACGCGCTGCTGGTGATGGTCCTCGACAAGCGGATCAGCGCCTGGCTCCGCGAGCACGACCCAAAGGCGCTGCAGCAGGCGGAGGCAGCGCTGCTCGCGGCGGGCTATCCGCTCCAGGCAGACGGAGAGGCGCGCCATGCGTGAGCGGAGCGTTCTCGCGGGCCTCCTCGAGCCTGGCGATCTCATCCTCGAGACCGGGCTGGCCGGGATCTCGGGCCTCGTGAAGGAAGTCCGCCCGGGCTCCGAGGCGGTCGCCGTCACCCTCGACGACAGGACCACGCACGCCCTCTGCGTGTTCGAGGTCTGTCGCATCCATCGGGTGGAGTCGGTGGGCGAGTTCGTTTCCGGCATCCGCCGCGAGCTCTCCGGGGAGGCCTGACCCATGTCCCGCCTGCACGAGTACCGCGTCGGCGCCGCCGGGAACGTCCGCAGCATCGAGGCGCCCTCCCCGCTCGCCGCCGCCGTCTTCTACGGCATCCAGACCGCCGGGCGGGGCGAGACCCTCGCCGCCGTCCTCGAGGAGGACGGGCGCCCCTGGCGCGGCGAGTCCACGTGGATGCGGTGGGCCCTCGGCGTCGAGCCCGAGCCCCGCGATCTCGAGCTGCTCCAGGCGCAGCTGCCCCTCTGCCGGTTCGCGTCGAGCCAGACGCACCTCGCCCGGAGGGCGTCGTGAGCCAGAGCGACGTCCGCCAGGACTACGAGTTCCCAGCGGGTCCGCCGCATCGGTTCTCCGCGTGGCGCGACGAGTACGGCCGCGTGCACGAGGACGTTCCGCGGTGCTGCGGCTCCACGCGCCCGCGCAACTCCTGGTCGAAGATTCCTGGCGAGTGCCACCGCAAGGGCGTCGTGCAGCGCGGCGTCGAGCGCGGGTGGAGAGTCGACCGGGAGCGGTGGTTCTGCCTGCAGCACGACCCGGCGCGCGGGGACGAGAAGCGCGTCGCCGAGGCCGCGCCGACGATGCGCGAGCTCCTCGCCGAGGCGCTCGAGCTGATGCCTCGGACGAAGCGCGCGGCGGCCTGGCGCGAGCGGACCCAGGCGCTGCTCGACCAGACGGAGGCGCGGCATGTCCACTGAGGCCGTCATCCGCCTCGACGCGGTTCGCGAGGGCAAGGCCTGCTCCTGCCCCGGTTCGGCGGATCTCCTCGGCAACCTGACCTGCGCCACGTGCGGCGGCCAGCTCGTCCTCCTCTCGGCCCGGGAGCGGATGCTCATCGCGACCGTCGTCGAGGCCGCCCGCGGCCTGATGGCGGCCCAGCTCCGGCTCGAGCGCGCCCAGGGCGCCCAGGTCGAGACCGAGCCCGAGATCCTCGTCGCCGACGCATGGCAGACCTTCCGCGATGCCCTCTGGGCCGAGCGCCGCGCGCGCGGAGGCGACCGGTGACCCGCGCCGAGGCCGCCGTCGTCCAGGAGCTGCTCGACGCCGGGGAGGCGCTCCACCGTGCGGACGGTGACGCCGGCTCGCGCGGCGAGTGGCGCCGTCGGTGGGAGCGTCACCAGCGCGCCCTCGCCGAGGCCCGGAAGCTCGTCCCTCCCCGCTCGTCCACCCCTACCCCGCCCCCAGGAGTCGCGCCGTGAAGATCGCCAAGAGGTACCGACCGGAGCTCGTCGTCTCGAAGGGGCGGGAGCCGGACCCGATCCTGATGGACCCCTACCTCGACGCGAAAGAGGACCGGCTCGTCGCGATGAACCGCCACGCCCTGGTGGCGCTCCCCGTCGAGACCGAGAAGGGCGAGCGCTCTCGGTACCTCGCGTGCTCGCTCCTCGAGGCGGGCCGCAAGCTGGGCGAGCCCGACGTCCCCGCCGAGATCAAGGACCAAGAGATCGTCGAGTTCGGCGTGCTCTGGCCGACGCAGCAGGCTCGGCAGTTCCCGCCGTGGCTGACGATCGTCCCGAAGATCCACCGCGGTGACCCGGGCACGACCACGATTCACCTGAACCCCAAGCTCCTCCGAGCGGTCGCCGCGGCGATGGACTGCGAGTCGGGCGTGGCGCTCACGTTCACGGCCGGCGAGGTCCAGGCGCCGATCCTCGTGCAGCCCATCCTCCCCGACCCCGAGGAGTTCGGGGTGATGATGCCGCTCCGCCAGGAGGACCCGGCGGACGACCTCGATGAGGACCAGCGCTGCCGGATCTGTCGGCGCCTGCTCGCCGCGGGCGCGAAGTGCCCAGCTCACCCCGACGCCGGCCTCGAGCCCGTGCTCGACGCGCTCGCCGACCTGGGGAGGTCGAGGGACGGGACGCGCGTCTCCGTGTCCGTGAACGGCGGGGCGGAGGTCGACGTCACCGCCTTCGCCGAGAAGCGGGACGCCCAGAAGAAGCGCGAGCGCCTCGAGAAGCAGGCGGACGAGATCCTGAAGAACGCCGGCCAGGGGGAGCTCACGAAGAAGGGCCTGAAGGGCGACGCGGTCGCGCGGAAGAAGAAGGGGGCGCGCCGTGGCTGAGAAGCCCTGGACTCCGCCCGCGGCGCCCCCGGCCGTGAAGGACGTCGAGATGGCCTGGGGGACGATGGAGCACCTCCCGCCCTGGCACGAGATCCCCGACGAGTTCCGTCGCGAGACGAGCCCATGGTGCAGCCAGATCAGCCGCTGGTTCGCGATCGGCGGCGACCGCGCATGGTGGGACCGCCTCGTCCCGAGGCCGGGTGTCGAGAAGAGCGCGGCCGCGCGGTGCCTGAAGGCGCTCCTCTCCTCGTGGGCGCCGAAGCACGAGCACAAGATCGCCGGCGTCGCCTACCTATGCTCGCTCTGGTTCGACGACCCCGAGCTCGCGTCGGCGCCCGCTCCGGAGGCGCCGTGAGCGTCCGCGAGTTCACCGTCCTGTTCCCGTTCTGCGGACTCGGCGCCGGCGCGCGCGGGTTCCTCGAGGCGATGGCGCAACTCGGCCGCGACCGAGCCCGCTTCGTGAACCTCGGCGGCATCGACCTCGACCCCGAGGCCTGCGCCGACTTCGAGCGCCTCGCCGACGGGCCATCGCTCTGCGCGGACCTCGCGACGCTCTCGCCCGCTGAGCTGCTCGCCTTCGCCGGGCCCCGCCGCCCCGACTGCGTCTTCCTCTCGCCCCCGTGCAAGGGGTACTCGCGGCTCCTCCCTCGCGCCAGCGCCGAGCAGCAGAAGTACATCGAGCTGAACGAGCTCGTGATCAAGGGGCTGTACCTCATCTGCGAGACCTGGTCCGAACCGCCGCCGGCGATCATCCTCGAGAACGTCCCCGGGATCATGTCGCGCGGCGCCGAGAACCTCGCCCGGGCGCGCCAGCTCCTCGCGCAGTACGGGTACGTCTTCCACGAAGGGACGCACGACTGCGGCGAGATCGGGGGCCTCGGCCAGCACCGGCGCCGGTTCCTCCTCGTCGCCAGGCGCCCGGCCGCCGTGCCGGCGTTCATCTACCGGCCGCCCCTCCAGCGCGTGAAGGGGTGCGGCGAGGTCCTGGGGCAGCTGCCCCTCCCCGAGGACGGCTCCGCCGGCGAGCTCCACCGCCTTCCCCGGATCTCGTGGCTGAACTGGGTTCGGCTCGCCCTCATCCCGGCCGGCGGCGACTGGCGCGACCTTCCCACCTCGATCCCCGAGGCGCTCCTCGCGCAGACCGGAGCGAACGCGGCGTCGTTCAAGGGCCGCCCGGGGCACTTCGGCGTGGAGTCGTGGGAGGAGCCGACGGGCGCCGTGAACGGGACGGCCTCGGTGAGCACGTCGACGGGCCCGGCCGCCGTCGCGGACCCGCGGATCCTCACGCCGCTCGAGCCGGGCCAGCCGCGCCGCGAGGTCTTCGCGAAGTACGACGTCCGGCCGTGGGACGAGCCCGCGCGCACGGTCGCTGGCGGCGGGACCAACGGCGGGTTCGCGGTCGCCGACCCGCGGCTCGGGCGCGGAGATACCTCGCGCGGCGGGACCTTCGGCGTGGTGCCGTGGGAATCGGCCGCCCCGGCCATCACCGGCGCGATGGCGCCGGCGCGGTCGAACACCCCGGCGAGCGTCGCCGACCCGCGCCTCGCACTCGATCACTCCCCCTACCGCGGCTCGCTCGGCGTCGTGCCCTGGGCCGAGCCGTCGCCCACCGTCCGCGGAGCCTCCAACGTCCGAACCGGACCAGGGTCCGTGGCCGACCCGCGGCCGACGTGCGTCCCGCGCGCGACCGCGTACGGCGTCCTCCGCTGGGACGAGGCCGCCGCGACGGTGACCGGAGGCCGCATCGACAACGGCACCGTGGCAGTCGCCGACCCGCGGCGCGCGCCCCGGAACGTCCCGGTCATCGTCGCGGCCGACGGAACCTGGCACCGCCCGATGACCCTGCTCGACCGCGCCGCGCTCCAGGGCCTGCCCGCGCGCGTGCGCGGCGAGCCCCTCCGCCTCGCGGGACGCAACGCCGCGGGCTGGGGGGAGCGCATCGGCAACGCCGTCCCGGTCCAGGCTGCCACCGCCATCGCGCTCTCGATCCTGAAGGCGCTCCTCGCCGGATCCCTCGGGACCTGGTTCCTCTCCTCCGACGGGATCTGGGTTCGCGAGGACGGCCGAGCGCGCGAGGAGCTGGAGGTCCACGCCGCATGACCCCCGACGTCGCCGCCGCCGCGGAGGTACTCGTCCGCGCCCGCGCCCTCGCGCGCCAGGGCTACCCGGCCGCCCCGCGCGGCGGCCGCTCCTATCGACCTGCCCCCGCCCGCCCGACCCCCGGCGCCGGCACGGCGCCGCGCCCCACGCCCCGGGCGCAGGCGCTCCCGGCGCCGGGGGTGGCGCCCGCGGCCGCCCCGCCCTCGTCGCGCGGCCAGCTCTCCCTCGGAGGTCTCAGGTGACCCCCGCCCGTTCCCCCAGCCCAGTGCCGGCCCCCGGCGCCGCGGCGTCCTCGCCCTCCGCTCCCCCCCTCGCGGAGACGGCGGCGGACCCGACGGCGCCGGGGCCGGTGCTGGTTTTCCCGAAGCCTGCCTCCGACCCCGGGAAGCTCGGGATCCCCATCTGCTCGTTCCAGCTCCTCGCCCTCGAGCGGCTGCAGAAGCGCGTCGGCGAGATGTACGAGGGGTGGGGGCGCGAGGCCGCGGGCGGTGAGCCCGGGACTGCCGCCGGCGCCTTCTTCGTCGACGTCGCCGGTCGGCGCTACCGCGGCGAAACCCTCCTCCATGCCGTGATCGCCGCGAAGGGGTCACGTCCGTGACCTGCCACTTCTGCCACCGGGCGATCCCGCTCGACCCCGTTCCTCGGGGGACGTTCCAGGTCCAGGACGCGCGCGGCGTGTGGCGCGCAGCGGAGGCCTGCTCCTCGTGCTTGGGCGCGTGGGACGACCGGGACGAGGACCTCGCCCCCGCCGGCCGCGGTGAACCCCTCGACCCCGAGCAGCTCGCCGCGATCGACTACCTGCGGAGCGCGACCCGGCTCCCCCCGAGGCGCGCCGAGGCACCGCGCTGCGCGACCGACGGCTGCCCGAACCCGCCCCGGCGCGCCGGCCTGTGCTGGACCTGCACGAAGGACGCCCAGCGGGCGCGCGCCGCCTCGCGGAGGTCCGCGGCGTGAACCTCCTCGAGTCCCGCCCCTGGCCGATGTGGCTGCGCGAACTGGCGCGCGAGCTCGCCATCGCCTGCACCGGCGACGACTGGCCCGGCCGCCGCGCCCAGGCGCGCCGCATCGTCGCCGCCATCGAGAAGCACGAGCTCGAGCCGCGGCCGGTCCGCACCGCCGCCCCCGCCGCGGCAGAGCCGGGCGCCCGCCCGACGGGGCGGATCGACAAGAGCGGCCTCGCGTTCGCGCCGCCGTCCGGGGGATCGCCGAAAGCGGCCCGCCGCGCCGAGCGCGCCGCCGGAGCCATCGGGCGCCTGCGAATCCTGGTGGTGGGCCGGAAGTGGTTCGGCAACCTGTGTGAGTTCTGCCGCGCCGGCGAGCCCGAGACGATGCACCACGTCCTGAAGGGCTCGGAGCGGGTGACGCTCGAGGACGAGACGAGCTGCGCGGCCATCTGCGACGACTGCGACAAGCGCACCGAGGCCTCACCCGCGTGGGCGCGGGGCGCCGGGCGCATCTGGGCGATGCAGATGGCAGGCGAGGCCCGCCGGCGCGGGCTCCTCGATCTCGCCGCGGGCTTCGACCGCACCGCCGAGATCCTCGACGGGAAGATCGCCCTCGCCACGGCGAAGGGCGTCACGACCACGCCGACGGGGGCCCGGTGAGCAAGCGCGACAAGGGCGCGCGGAGGCCGCGCAACATCCCGCACACGCCGGTGAACCGGGTGCGGAACCCTGTCGAGGAAACGAACACGCGCCGACGGAAGCGGAAGTTCGGGGTCGAGGACGCCTCGCGCCGCTCGAAGCCCGACTGGCCGCAGCTGCGCGCCCGCATGGGCGAGCCGCGCGGCGTGAAGCGCATCGGCGCGAAGGACCTCGCCGCTCCCTCGCGGCCCGCGATCCTGTTCCTCTACGACGACCTCGCCCAGGACGAGCTCGGGCCCGAGCCGGTCTTCGGGATGTACCCGATCACCTTCATCCCGAAGATCCTGCCCTGGCTGAAGTGCGACCGCCGCCACGTGGTCCACGTCTGCTCAGGCGGCCTGCCGCGCGGCGAGGGGATCCGCGTCGACGTCCGCCCCGAGGCGCGGCCGGACATCCTCGCCGACGGGCGCGACCTGCCGTTCGCGACCGGCTCGGTCGAGGCCGTCCTCCTCGACCCGCCGTACACCGAGCACTACGCGAAGGACCTCTACGGAGTGGACTACCCGCGCCCCGCGCACCTCCTCCGCGAGGCCGCGCGCGTCGTGAAGCCGTGCGGGCGCATCGGGTTCGTCCACTACATCACCCCGAACCCCCCCCCCATTTTGCAGAGTTATCAAGGTGTTCGGCCTCTCCGTCGGCTTCGGGTTCCCGATGCGCGCGGTGACCATCTTCGAGCGCGACCAGGCGGAGCTCGCGCTCAGCGGAACGGAGGGATGAGCTGATGAGCGACGGCACCGGCATCGCCTGGACGGACGCAACCTGGAGTCCGATCCTCGGCTGCTCGCCAGCGAGCGCCGGGTGCGCGCGCTGCTACGCCGTGCGCGACGTCTGGCGGATGGCCCACAACCCGAACCCGAAGATCGCCGGGCCGCGCGCGGGCCTCGTCGAGAAGACGCCGGCGGGCGTGCTCCGCTGGACGGGGAAGGTCTCGCTCCTGCCGGAGCAGCTCGAGGTCCCGCTCCGGTGGAAGAAGCCCCGGCGGATCTCCGTCGCGAACCAAAGCGACCTATTCCACGAGGGAGTGCCCGACACGTTCATCGCCGCGGTGTTCGGGGTGATGGCGGCCTCGAAGCAGCACACGTTCCAGGTCCTCACGAAGAGGCCGGAGCGGGCGCGGCGCTGGTTCGAGTGGGTCGCCAGCACGGCTGGGCGCCGCCGCGCTGGCGACGCGGGCGGGGACATCTGCTCCTGGACCTGCGCCTACCTCGACAAGGCCGGCGTCGATCGGGGCTGCGGCTCCGCCTTCGACCCGGACGAGTGGCCGCTCCCGAACGTCTGGGTGGGCGTATCCGTCGAGGACCAGCGGACCGCGGACGAGCGGATCCCGCACCTCCTCGCGACGCCCGCCACCGTTCGCTTCCTCTCCTGCGAGCCGCTCATCGGTCGCGTCGATCTCCTCGACGTCCTCCTCCGTCGCGATCTCCGCCGCATCGGCCCAGGGCCGTTCGACTTCACGGTAGACCCCGGGATCGGCTGGGTGATCGCCGGCGGCGAGAGCGGCAGCCGCCCGCGCCCCTGCGCCGTGGAGTGGGTCCGCTGGATCGTCGAGTCCTGCCGCGCGATGAGCGTCCCGTGCTTCGTGAAGCAGCTCGGCGCCGTCTGGGCGCGCGAGCAGGACGGCCTCCCGGACCCGAAGGGCGCCGATCCCGAGGAGTGGCCGGAGGACCTGCGGGTCCGCCAGATGCCGGAGGTGGCGGGTGCCTGAGCCGACCTACGTCGACCAGGGCGCGCGCTTCGACGACGTCCGCGTCTACCGCTACCGCCTCTGGCGAGCGTGGTCGTGGTCCGCGCCGCGCGTCGCCTTCCTCATGCTGAACCCGTCGACGGCCGACGAGACGCAGCTCGACCCGACGCTGCGCCGGTGCCTCGGGTTCGCCCATGCGTGGGGCTACGGCGGGTTCGAGGTCATCAACCTCTTCGCCCTGCGCTCGCCGAAGCCGGACGTGCTCTACGGGCACCGCGACCCCGTCGGCGCGGGGAACGACGCGGCGATCCTCGACGTGACCCTGCGCTGCGCGCTCACCGTCGCGGCCTGGGGCACCCACGGCGCTCACCTCCACCGCGGCGACACCGTGAAGCGGATGGTGGCGAACGCCGGGCGTCCGGCGCTCCACGTCCTCCGCCTGTCGAAGGACGGGCACCCCGTCCACCCGCTGTACCTGCCCGCCGGCCTGAAGCCGACGCCCTGGAGGTGACCGTGTCCGACGTCGTCCTCGTCCGCTGCATCGGCTGCGGAGCACCGCTCGGGAACCAGGTCCCGAACGCGGGCGCGCTCGCGCACGTGATGGAGTGCGACCGCCACCCGCTCGCCCAGGCGCTTGCCGACGCCAAGAAGCTCGCCGCCGAGGGTCGGAAGGCGGGCCGCGCCGAGGCCGCCGCCATCCTCATGGCCCAGGAGGCCGAGAGCTTTCCCTCGGCGTACGGGGACGACGCCCTCGTCGAGAGCTACCCGATCGGCGACACGGGGGACTACGGCGCGGCGTGGGTCCCGCACAAGGTTCTCGATCTCTTCGACGCCGCGGACTCCGAGATGACCTCCATCTTGGAGCGCCTAGAGGGCGGCTACTGGGAGGCGGTCGGGCGGAAGGACGACGCCGACTGGGCTCGCGACCGCGCGCTGAAGGATCGCGATGCCGCCGAGTCCCGCGCTCTCGCCGCCGAAGCCAGAGCTGACGATCTCGCTGGGCGGCTGGCGACGGAGACCGCGGAGCGTGAGCGGGTGCGTGCTCTCGGGGTCGCCGCCTCGTCCGCGCTGGAGACGATGCGGGCCAGGGTCGGGGCGCTCGCCGCGGAGTGGGCGAAGGAGGCTGCTGCGACCGCGGACTCGACTGCGATCGTCCTCATCCTCCACGCGCACGCGAAGGCCCTCCGCGCCGCGCTGGGATCTCCCTCGACCCCGGCGGTGGACTGGGAGGCGGTCGCACGCTCCGTCTTCTCTGCCCTCGCCGGCCCGCTGAACCAGGGCCGCTTCGACGACTTCGTCGGCAAGCACACCAGCGCCGCTCCCGACGCGACCCCGGAGGACGCACCGTGACGACGCCGAAGGTCTGGACGATTGACGACTACGAAGTCAACGGCCGCCGCGAGGTGACGCTGCGGGACGAGCACTACGAGGTGACGCTGGAGATCGACCGCGACGGAAACCTCGTCGTCGAGCACGAGGTGGACAGCGACAACTACGGCGGCGGGATGCGGACCGTTCGCTGCTACGTCCCGATGGTGGAGGTCGATCGGTGGCTCGCGATGGTTCGCCCAGCGCCTTCTACGGCGCCGCGCGCGGACCCGTTTGGCATGGGACTGGCGCCATCGGATCTGTCGTCTCGCGCCCTCACTGCCACTGAGGTTCAGAAGCGAGTCGACGAGATCGCCGCGCCCGCCCCCCGCCAGCCCTCGGAGCCCGCGACGCACACGGGATGTCCTAGGTGCAGTGGTAGTTACGCCATCGACAAGGCGGGTGACGGCCGGCCGCGATTCACCTGCGATGCCTGCGGCTACGTCTGGACCGCCGGGGGAGACGGCGGGAAGTACGCCGCGCCGCGTTGCGAAGCCTGCGGCTTCACCACCTCCGACGCTTTCGTCTGGGAGGCGCACAAGGCGTGGCATCGAGGCGAGGACACGAACGGAGGGACAGACCGATGAGCGACCGCCCTTGTTCGGAGTGTCCGGTCCCCCTCGACGGCCCCACCCCGGCGTCATGCATTGCGAGCAAATCCTTGAACCAACCCGAGATCGCTCCTTGTCCGGCCTGCCGCTCCGAGCCGGGCCATCGGTGCGTGTCTCGCCGAGGCGCCTTCGTCGCCGATCACGACGAGCGGCGCCGCGCCGCCCAGCAGATTCCGACGGAAATCGCAGCCGCGCGCAAGGAGGCGCTTAGTCGTCTCGCGGAACTCCATGAAGCGTGGCGCAACGCCGCGCCCGCCCCCCGCCAGCCCTCGGACCCCGCGGACTTCTGCATCTGCGAGACGTGCGTGAATTTCGGCCACCGGGTGTACCGCCGGGGAACGTGTCGGCGGGACGGCAGCGACCACGACATGGGGGAATCGTGCTTCGCGTGGGCGCGCGCGGCGGACACGAACGGAGGGACGGACCGATGAGCGCGCGCCCTTGTTCGGAGTGCGGAGCGCGCATCCCAACCCACAACCTACACGTCTGCTCCCGGGCTTGTCGGTTCGCGCGCGCAGCGAGGCTGGCGCGCGCTCGGTTCTGGGATCGGGTCGAGAAGGGTCCCGGGTGCTGGATCTGGATGGGCCCCATCGCAGCGAACGGCTACGGCCGAGCTGTCTACGAGAACCGCGACGTGCAGGCCCATCGCATGGCGTGGTTCCTGACTCACGGCGAGTGGCCTGCCGAAGGGATGGATCTCTGCCACACCTGCGACGTCCGCGCGTGCGTGAACCCCGATCACCTGTTCGTCGGCACGCGGCTTGACAACATGCAGGACGCCGCGCGCAAGGGGCGCATCTGGCGCGGAGGAACCCCGCGCGTCACCACGTGCCGTAACGGACACGTGCGCACGGCCGAGAACACCCGGATGTCCGTAGGCGTGCGCTCCTGCCTCGTCTGCCGCCGGATCACCAAGGAGCGCCGAGAGGCGCGGAGGTCATCATGACGACCAGGATAAGCCACCACGAGACGTGCGGGACCTGCCACTCCGGCGGGCCCTGCGAGCACCAAGAGAGCGACGCGCTCCGTGCCCTCCGCGCCTCCCGGGAGACGGGCGGGCGTTCAAGGTGCTGCGACTCGTTCTTGCTAGCCACCTCGGACCCTAACTCGGTCGGATGCGCGAAGTGCGGCACGCGCTGGCACAAGGGCGCTCATTCGGACGGGGAGACGGCGGCGATGACGGAGCGGGAAGCGTGCGCGCGCCGCGTGGAGGCGGTACTGGCCGGGATGCGTGCCGTCGTTGGCGATGGCGAGTGGACGCGGATGGCTCCGGGCGTCGAGAAGGCGCTCGCTGACGCCGCGGTCGCGGTTCGGGCTGGACCCTTGCGCACCGAAGTTATGGCCCCGGGCGCTCCTCCGGACGGGGAGGCCCGGGACGCGGACCTCGCCCCGGTGGCCGTCGAGGAGATGATCCGGGCGCAGGGCTTCCGCGAGGGCGTCGAGGCGGCGCTCGCCGTGGCCGCCGACGAGGAGCAGGCGTACGCCGACCATGCGAGCCTGCTGGACTCCGCCGGCAACCACCACGGCGCGACCTGCGACACGCATGGCGCCTTCGCCTGCAAGCGCATCAGCGAACGCCTCCGCGCCCTGGCCCCGTCCCCCTCCCCCGGCGACCCCGCCGAACACAACGAGAAGGAGTGAACATGGTTGCGCTTGGAAATCTGCTCAGGACGCTCTCCGGCGGCGGAATCGGGTTCTGGTGTCCAGGCTGCAACGAGGCGCACGTCGTCTCGGTGAACCCCGGCGGCTGGACGTGGGACGGGAACGCCGACGCGCCGACGTTCTCGCCCTCGGTGCTCGTTCGTAGCGGCCATCACGCCGACGGCAAGAAGCCGTGCTGGTGCGACTGGAACCGCGAGCACCCGGACGGCCCGACGTTCCGCTGCGGCGTCTGCCACTCGTTCGTGCGCGCCGGCCGCATCGAGTTCCTGGGCGACTGCACGCACGCGCTGGCGGGCCAGACGGTTCCGCTTCCTCCGTGGCCCGCGGGCTCCGAGACCGAGGGGGAGACGACGTGAGCGCGTTCCCTGTGATCGACGCGGCGAAGGTCATCATCCGAACCGAGCTGGACCTGTACCACGCGCAGCACGGGCATCCGCGTCCGGTCACGATCTGCGACCTCGAAAGCGGGTACGACGCCGCGCACCGAGCGATGGGTCGCCCCACCCCCAGCAGCGCGGCGGCGGACGCCGGGAAGGAGGACTGAATGCACGAGTGCCCTCAGTGCTGGCAGGTCTGCTACTGCGACCTCGACGACTCGAACGACTGCCGAGACGACGGCGAGTGCTTCCACGACTGCGACCCCGGAAGTTCCGAGGACGATGACTTCGAGTACGTGGACGACGAGGACGACATGACGGACGACCCCGAGGTCCACGCGATCCCTGCGGCGGCGGACGCGAAGGGAGACGGACGATGAAGCGCGAGGAGCGAATCCGGGTGCTGCACGACTGCATCGAGCGACAGATCGAGGGACGACAGAAGGCCCTGCGGGACCTCGCGGAACTGGACAAGGCGATGGCGGAGACGTGCCGCGAATACATGGCTCTAGTGACCGGCCCGCGGCGTCCGGCGGCGAGCAAGGAAGGTGAGCGGTGACCGCGATGCGTGAGCGCCCGATCCTCTTCTCGGGCCCGATGGTCCGCGAGATCCTCGCCGGCCGGAAGACCCAGACACGGCGGCCGGTGAAGAACCTCCGCATCCGCCTGCGGCACGAGGTCTCCTCGGACCTCCCGGCGATCATCCGCCCGGTGGTCCGGTACGCCCCCGGCACCTATCCCGCGGGGATGAACCCGCACGGCGCGGTCCACGTGGCCGGGCCCGCCGGCGACCTCGGGGTGAAGCCCCAGGAGTTCGACTTCGTCTGCCCGTACGCGGACGCCCACACGTACCTGCGGAAGCACCCCGACGGCCGGATGGCGTGGCACCTCCAGGTCCCCGAGGGGCAGCGGCTCTGGGTGCGCGAGGCGTTCAGCCTGGAGCGCCGGAACGTCTACCCGTGTCCGCCCGCGTGGTACCGCGCCGACTTCGATGACCACGAGCTCGCGCGCCACGCCGATGGCGGCGACGTCGGAGAGTGCAGCCTCGGGTCCGACTGCCTCCACGGCGTCCGGTTCAAGCCGGGGATCCATATGCCCCGGAAGCTCTCCCGCCTGGTGCTCGAGGTCGCGTCGGTCCGGGTCGAACGGCTCTGGGCGATCTCCGAGGATGACGCCATCGCGGAGGGGATGAAGACGTTCCGCGAGCCGCGGGACGCCGCCGTGCGCGAGGTCATCCTCCGCCGCTGGGACGACATGTACGCCGGCGGCGACTTCGCGTGCGCCCGGAACCCCTGGGTCTGGGTCGTCACCTTCCGCCGCGTCGATGCGGCAAGGAGCGCAGCATGAGCCGCCCGCGCAGCCCCGAGACCGAGATCCGCCGCTTGCGGCAGGCGCTCCGGAACGCGCGCGAGGCCGTACGCCACTTCTCGACGCTCGGAGGGTCCCTGACCGACTGGGACCGCCACCTTGCACGCGACGTGAAGCACCAGATCGACGCGGTCCTCGCTCCGAAGCGCGTCCGCCGGCGGAGGGGCTGATCATGGGCGCGGTCGCGATCATGACGGACGAGCAGCTCCAGGCGCTGCTCACGGAGGCGGCGAAGAAGGGCGCCGAGCTCGCGCTCGCCGCCGGGGGTCCGCAGACGCTCTCGACGGAGCAGGCCGCCGCCATCGCCAACGTCTCGCCGAAGACCGTCCGCGAGTGGATCTCCTCCGGCGCGCTGCCGGCGGGCCGACGCGGCCAGCGGCGCACCATCCAGCGCGCCGACCTGGACCGCTACCTCGCAGGCCGCCCCGAAGGCGGGGGCGCCCGGACGGCGGAGGAGCTCGCGGGCACGGCGGCGCGCCGCCCGGCTTGACCGTCCCGCCCGCGCCGGCGCACGCTCGCCCCATGCCCCGACGCCCCCGCGACTGGCGTGGCTCGCTCCGCGGCCACAAGGGATGGATCCTCCTCTCGACGAAGCAGCCGGACGGCTCGTGGAAGGAGCAGAGCACCGGCCTCGCGGACGTCCCCGAGAACTGGCCGAAGGCGCGCCGCCTCATGGCGGAGACCCGGGAGATCCTGCGCGCGCGCGAGGACGCGACCGGCTCGACGGCCCCCGTCACCGTCGACTCGTGGGCGAAGACCTGGCTCGAGCAGCGCGACAACCGCGACCGCGAGAACGACGAGGCTCGGCTCCGGCTCCACGTCCTGCCGACGCTCGGGGCGATGCTCATCGAGGACGTCCAGCCGCGCCACCTCGCCGCCCTCGCGCGCGAGTGGCAGGCGAAGGCGCCGCGCACGCGCCGGAACATCTACTCGGTGACGAAGGCCCTCTTCCGCGACGCGCGCATCGCCGGCGTCCTGAACGGCCCGGACCCCTGCATCCTCACCCACCGCCAGCTCGGGAAGATCCGCGACGCGCCCGGCTTCGTCCGCCGCGAGGCGATCTACACGCGCGAGGAGCTCGAGGCGCTCTTCTCCGACCCGCGCGTCCCGCCCGACCGCCGGGTCTGGAACGCCCTCCTCGGCGTCGGTATGCTCCGCACCGGCGAGGCCGCCGGCCTCCGTTGGTCCCGCGTCCAGGCCTACGATCCGCTCGGGCGCCTGGTCATCGACACGTCGTACGATCACGGCGAGACGAAGACGCTCGAGGAGCGGTGGATGCCAGTCCACCCCGCGCTCGCCGCGGTCCTCGCCGAGTGGAAGCTCGGGGGCTGGGCGCGCATGTTCGGCCGACCGCCCGACCCCGGCGACCTGGTCGTGCCCGTCGCCCCGGAGAGCCAACGGAAGGGGCCCCGGAAGTCCCCAGGGTCGATGCGGGACAAGAACTACGCCCGGAAGCGGCTCCTGCGCGACCTGGCGGCGCTGCAGCTGCGCCACCGCCGCGCCCACGACCTCCGCCGGACCGGCATCTCCCTCGCCCAGGACGGCGGTGCCGACCGCGCGATCCTGCGGTGGGGCACGCACGCGCCGCCGCGCGAGGTGTTCGACCTCTACACGTCGCTCCAGTGGTCGACGCTCTGCCGCGAGGTCGCGAAGCTCCACGTCGAGCGCCGCCGAGAGGTTGTAGGCCCGATGGGGATCAGATGA